GGTGGGGGGTGGATGCACTGTGCTTGTTGCGATGAGGCATGAGTGCGTGAATGGTAAGTCAGGGTGCGAAGTATGTGGCGAAAACTGGTCGAGCTAATTGGTTGTTATCTGGGGTGTGATGAGACGTTTATGGCGGAAGGGGTACAGATGTGGTTGATATATGTAATTGAACAACGGTTCAATTAGGGGGGTTATAAGTAAGTGGTAAGTGTGTTAGTTGGTAATAGCCAGAACGTGCATTGCCGAGAGGAGGGGGTGAAAAGTGCCTGTTTGTGGACATATAGCAACTGTGGATAAGTAGGTGGGTTATCCACAGCCCCCCCCTGGTCGGCGGTCGCTGCCGCCCTCCCACACCCCCTCACCCTCACGCGGAGCCGATCTAGAGCCACACGGCGGTGACTCCGGGGGAGGACAGCTCGACGCCGTGAATGATTCCTCGCATGACTCCGTTGCGAATCATGTTGAAGCAGTACCCCCTCGGAGTCCGCACTAGCGTCGTCGTGCTCACGCGGCGGTTCACGCGCCGACCCGCTTCCATGCGGGAGCGTCGAGGATATCGACGTAGAGCAGTTCGGGCTGTCGAATCGAGATGACGGCCCGGTGCGCCCATGGGTGCTCGCGCGTCACGTAGGCGACGTAGTGCGTCCCGTGCGATATCAGAGTGGTCGTCGTGATTCGCTGGTTGCGGACTGTTGCTCCGCGTGACTGGCGGCTCACGATGCCAGCTCGATCTTGACGACGCGACCGCTCATGCGTTGTGCGCGGGTCTCGGCTTTCGATCCGGCCACCGCCCAACCGGAGGCGAAGATTCGGACGACGCGACTTTCCTCGTCGTGTCGGCTCGTTCCGGTGATGATCGTTACGTGAAAGGTTTTCACGATGCAGTCCGTTCTGTTGAGGGTTGATCGTCTGTGCTGTTGCGGGGGCACGCGCCGGTTCGGGTTCGGCACGTGCCCCTTGTTACCCCGTCAGGTCGTGAGCCTGTTGCGCGCTTAGCGGCGGGGCGCTTTGTTACGAGCCGACGTAGGCGCCGGAACCGTAGAGGCCGACTGCAAGAAATGCGCCGACGAACAACGGGCAGATGAGGGCGGCGTGACGGTGGTACCACTTAGTCATGCGGGGTCGCTTTCTGTGAGGGTGAGAACGAACTTGCCCGTGCGATTGTCGGGCAGCGGATTGCGCGGCCCCTGATTCTCCAGGTGCTGCGCGGTGGGAGTGGGAGGCGTGTCGAAGAAGATCATGCGACATCCGTGAGGTAGTAGACGTATTCCCAGCCGGGGAAGATCCCACTTCGCTCGACGCGCGCCCCCAGGCGCTTACGGCCCATTCTGTCGGTGGCGAGGAAAGCATCTGCCCACTTGCGCATCTGTGCGGGCTTAGGTTCCGTCCAGTAGGCGAGGCCGGGGAGGAGGCGGACACTCACGCGGAGATAAGTACCGTGATCTTCGATCGTGGTCTCTGTATCCGTGAAGTTCCGTGAGGCGTTTAGGTGAGTTGCTTTGCGGATGAGAGTTTCCATCGTGCTATCCGTTCTGTGTGTGGTGTAGGTGGGCTGAGATAGGGCCTAGCGGGTGCACCTGTACCGTGCGTACCTCGGCGGGTGCGCTATGTGATCCGGTGCGGTGCGCCCTGTAGGTGCTACCTCTATATAGGGGGTACTGGGCTGGGGGCACGATGACCCTTGCCTACCGGGGTAGGTGCCTGTCTGTATGGTGTGCACTCTGTAGGTGCTAGGTGGTGTGTACCTCTATATAGGGGGTGATGCTGTGCGGCCTAGTCACTGGCACGCTGCCTGCCATTCACTCACTCTCACGGTACGTTGTGAGCACAGGTGGTGGGGCTTGCTATGCGGTGGCCTGCCCTTATGCACGGGCTGCCATTACTAGGTGTGTGTGATTCGCTATGTAGTTACTAAGTGACAGATCGAGCTAGGTGCTGTACTCACCGGGTGTGGTGTGTGGCTTCCCTTGCCGATAACTCAACTATACGGGATTGGTAGGGCAAGTGGTTAATTATTTGGCAATCTGCTTGCAAGTTTTTTTGCCAGATGTGAGGGGCCTGCACTATGTGTCATGTGTGTGCATCATGGGGTGTGCATAGTGAAGCATAGGGGGTATTAAATATGAGGGGGTGCATCTTTCATTTCTGTGGTGACATGGGGGTGCAATATATTGTTAAATCGTGCGAACGAGTTGCGGAAAGAAATGCGGATGACGAATGCGAAATATTGCGTGCGAAAGAAACCAGATTTGATATTTCATGGGGGCGGCAAATGCGCGCGGCCCACCCGTCTACGCTCACCCCAAAAAAAATCGCAGTGCCTCCCCCCATATAACCCTTCCACCGTGGTAGGGTAACATCACCACGCACCCCAAATGAAGGAGTCCCACCATGACGAACCCGAAGACGATGCGCATCGACTACGACGCGAAGGCTGGCAAGGTCACGGCCACGATCACGACGCACACCGAGCGGGAGGACGAGTACGGAATGCGCGTCCCGAACTACATGGCCGGTCACATCGACGTGATCGCGGGCATGATCCTGGAGACCGCGGAGCACCAGGGGGTCGAGGTGATCGAGATGCCGCGCGGTGGCCTCCAGAGCATCCTGACCGATGAGCTGGCCGACGCGAACCGCAGGAACGGTTCTCCGCTCCGAGTCATGACCATCGCCCAGCGTGAGCACGAGTCCACACCGCAGCCGGCCGAGACGATCGACCCCGACGCGATCGGTACCGGTTCGCAGGCGGCGATCCTCGTCTCCTCTGGAATCTGCTGGGTCGTCGCGACGGCGGAGCGGGTCATCGGCAACGAACTGCGCTGGTTCCAGCACCACGTCGACCAGCAGCGCACCCTCGTGCGCGTGACGCGTTACGACGAGAAGCACTTCCGAATGCTGAGCCACCTGTCGCCGGCCGGCAACCGCGTGGAGGTCGGCTCGTGATCTGGAGGCGCCTGTCGGCAACGAGCACGATCGTGGCGTCGGTGATGGCGATGTTCATCGTGGCCGATGTCAGTGGTGAGATGAAGCGCGCCGCTGCGATCCTGGTGTTCACGGTGTGCATCTTTGCCGCCCTCACGGCGATCAACGACCTGCTGAACACGTTCAGCCCAAAGAAGAAGGAGTCCTGATGGGCATCCAGAAGCACGTCATCACCGTCGATTCCCGGAGGCGCGCTACCCTGTCCGATCTCGCGGGCGTGGTCCCCGGCGCCCGCTACCTGGCGCGCACCGAGCCGGACGGCACGATCATCATGGAGCCTGCCGCCGTGCTGAGCGCCGTGACCAAACAGCCGGCCGTGCCGATGCTGCGCCGTGGGTTCGAGGGTCGCGCCTGATGCCGGGCCGGAACCGCTACGAGGTGGAACGCCGAGTACGACCCGTCCCCGGCACGCTGGTCGGTCAGCGTGGTCACATGCAGGCGTCGTGGATCTGGAAGTGCCGGGTCTGCCCGAAGGGTGGCTTCCCGTTCGACAAGCAGGCCAACGCCCGAACCGCGGCGCGCGATCACTGCGACGCGATGCACGGCGGCTGGCAGGAGCCGTCCGAGCTGCCGGAGCACATGAAGAGCAAGGACCACGTCGTCATCGCGTACAAGCACAACGGCTTCGGCGTGAGCATGGTGCTCGACAACCCGAGCGCAGTCTCTGTGCTCCTCGAACTCCTGACCCCGAATCTGGAGATCCACAGCATCTACGTTCTCTACCCGGACGGCACCCGCCACGACCGCGGATACACCAAGCTCAAAGAGATGAGGGGTGAGTGATGGGGATCTCCCAGAGCCCTGAGGGCATCGCGTTCCGCAGCGGCGCGCTGCCGAGTGATCCGCGCCATGGCACTCGCCACGGGTACAACAAGCTGGGGTGCCGCTGTCACGCCTGCTCGGCTGCGAGCGCGGAGTACGGCCGTGAGCTGCGCGCCCGACACGCGGCCGTGAACCCGCCGCGGGTGCGAACTCGGATGCCAGCCGAAGAGCAGCGCGAGCGGGAGCGCGCTCGGAACCGGAGGAACAGGGCTCGGAAGCGCCGGGAGCAGGCGCGCCGGAGTGCGGTCACGCGGGAGTCGCCGCGAACGGACTGGCCGATGCCGGCGTTCGGTGGTTCAGTGCACGCGATGGACGGCGGCGCTCTCCTGGGCACGCTGCAGGGCGTCGACTACACCCGCGATCGGGCGCTGCTCCTGACGCCGCAGGGTGAGCGGGTGGCCGTACCGTTCTCGGCAGTCCGAGCAAAATAGCGCGCACGACCCTACCAGTGTGGTAGGGTCAACCAACCGCACCGACCAAAGGAGCCGCCCATGGCACTCACCGAGAACTTTCCCCCTCCGGGGGCACCCGAGCCGTACCTTTCCCTCACCGACGGCGTCAACTTCGACATCGTCGCATTCTGCTTCAGCAACGCGTTCGAGGCTGGCAAGATCGTCGGCAGCCTGATGAACTGGGAGCACTTCGGCATCCGCGAGATCCAGTACCTGAGCAGCACAGACAAGGGCGAGGGCATCCGTTCCTCGTGGGACTTCGGCGACGATGGAGAGCTGCGCGAATCGGCTAAGGAGATCATCGCCCTCCTCACCGTCGATATCGCGGGCAACGAGAAGTGGCGCCTGGTCCACCCCGGCCAGTGGCTCGTGCTCAGTCACAACTTCGCAGGCTTCTCGATCTGCACGGACCTCGTCTTCCGCAAGACCTACCGGAAGGTGGTGCTCTCGTGAGCACGGCGGCTGGCAGGGCTCGCAGGTTTCTGACCACTCAGGTCTCAGACACTGCGTTCATCGTCGACGGAATTGCCGTTGTTGGCGTGCTGCGCGAGCTTCTCGCAGACTTCGACGAGTGCAACTCGTCTGGGGCGATCGACACGGGCTTTTCGTCAGACTCGCTGAACCCGGCCGATCAGCGCGTTATCTTTCGGGGCAAGCCGCCGTCGGCGCTGGAGGCTCATGGAGACTCGCACAAGATCCACGTCGACTACTACGGCTCGATCCCGTGGCTCTGCGATGAATGCGCTGCCGAATCTCGGCGCACTGGAAGCTCTGAAGATAGTCCAGCCGTGATCGGCCGCGAGCGACTGGTCAGCTCATGGGAGGCGAAGGCGCCCTTCGAGTCCACCCTGGAGGCTTGTGGACTCACTAACGAGGAGCTGGTCGCGGGCCGGGAGGCACTCTGTGCTGAGGCTGACGAGCTGGAACGCCGCGCCCGGATCGCTCGATCTATCGTGGAAGCTGCCACGTTGAAAGGTGAAGAATGATCTGGGCGCTGATCGCAATCGTCCTGCTCTGCATCTCGACTGTGACATTTGCGGTCTTGTGGTTCCGCATGGGTGAAGACTGGTACGACGAGAAGTGCAGAGCTGATGCACTTCAGATCGAACTAGACTTACGGTAGCCCTACCAGTGTGGTAGGGTGTGCACATGAGAAGATGCATAATCGTAGACGTCGACGGAACGCTCGTCGACGTTTCCGGTATCCGCCACTATGTCAAGCTGGCGAACGGGCGCGAGTACAAGGACTTCGAGTCGTTTCACAAAGCGGCGGCATTCATGCCAGCCATCGAGGAGACGAAGAAGATCCTTCACGCGTTCGACTTCATGCTCGACGTAGACATCTTCGTTGTAACGGCTCGCCAGGCAAAGTGGGAACGTGAGACGCGAGCCTGGCTCCGCAACAACGGCGTCCGCTACGACGCTCTCTGCATGAGGGCAACCGGTGACCGCCGCCCCGACGTCGAAGTGAAGCGCGACATCTTGTCTCGCATCCGCGAGACTCACCGTCCGCTCTTCGCGATCGACGACAACCCCAGCATCATCGCGCTCTGGCAGTCAGAACGCATCCCCACCTACGTCATTCCCGGCTGGGAAGACTGAACAGGAGAACATCATGGAGAAGCTTCAGAACGGCGTCCTTGTCTTTCACCAGACGTACGGCGCACCCGTCGGCGACAAGCCCCGGGCGCTTCCCGAGGAGCGCAAGGAGCTTCGCCTCGGGCTCATCGAGGAAGAGCTGCAGGAGCTGCGTGACGCACTCAGCGGCGACGACCTCGTGGAGACGGCCGACGCTGCCATCGACATCGTGTACGTCACACTCGGCCTCCTCGTGGAGATGGGTGTCGACGCGGAGCCGCTCTTCGACGAGGTGCAGCGGTCGAACATGAGCAAGCTCGGTGCGGACGGCAAGCCGATCATTTCGCGCGGTGTCGAACTCGACGGCTTCCCGGTCGGCAAGGTGCTGAAGGGGCCGGGCTACTTCCGCCCCGACCTCGCTGCCGTGCTTCGCGCCCAGGAGCTGACGAAGTGATCGACGAAGTCAGGCTGATCAAGGATCTGACCAAGTCGATCTCGAACGCGAAGGAGGAGCGCGACAAGCTCACGAACGACAGCTTTTACGCAGGAACCCGTGGCGAGTACTCCGGCATGATCCGGAAGGCCGAGAACGTCATCGAAGCCATCCGCGCGGGAGCATACGACGTCACGCCCGAGGAGACCCACTTCGATCGCATCGCAGAGAGGTGGGGGTCTAGCGTGCCCGGCTCTTCGGAGCAGGCAGTCAGCATCATCGAGGGGCTGAGCATCCGCGCTGCCAGGTCTGTGCTCGAACAGTCCGAGGTCGAGATCAAGGCGGCAGACTCGAAGAAGGCTCTCGCGATCAACGTCAAGAAGCTCGTGAAGTCCGTCCTGCTCTCCGAGTAGACTGACCCCGACAGCAAGGAGAACAGATGAGCTTCATCTCGGTCGGCAACGGCCAGGTCATGCGCAACGACGCGGCCGTGCGCTTCCGCTCGCTGCAGGAGCGCCGCTTCCGCGACACCGGCAAGCGCGACCTCGTCGCCCTGGAGGGCCTGCGCTCTCTGGAGCGGCAGTGGGAGCTGTGGAACGCCCGACAGGCGTACCTCGGCTACCTGGCGGGCGGCGCGTACGCTCCACAGGCTAACCTCGCGGCCTATCCGGGCACGTCGAAGCACGGCAAGGGCATCGCGGTCGACATCGACACCCCGGGCAACTCGTACACGTCCGAGCTGAGCCTCTGGCTTGACCAGAACGCCCACAAGGACGGGTTCAAGCGGACGGTGCCGGGCGAGCCCTGGCACTACGACTTCATCCTCGTGCCCACGCATCCGCTCCTCGTGCCGGGGGTTCTCGACCCGGCGCAGTCCATCACCCCGCTCACGCTCACAGCACAAGGAGAAGACATGATCGTCCTGCACCACGCGGGCAAGTCCGGCAAGTTCAAGGGATGGCAGGGCACGCTCAGTGACACCACCATCCGTCACTCGAAGGGCACCACGCCCACTGACCGAGCGATCGCGAAGAATCTCCGCGAGAAGCTGACGTACGTGAAGGTGGCCTCGGACATCGAGTTCGTCGGCTTCCTCAACGCGCACGGCTGGGACAAGGGCCAGGTCCCGCTCAACGGCGTCGAGTACAGCCGAGTCAAGGAGGTCCGCGAGCTGGTTCGCGACCTCGCCACGAAGATCAAGTAGGAGGCAGTCATGTCCAACGCGTTCACCCCGATCCCCGACCCCGACGACAGCATCGAGATCGGTGACGGCGTCGAGTCCGTCGTTCCGGTCGAGGACCAGTTCGAGGACGACGATCTCGAACCGGCGAAGATGAGCGACTAGCTCGCAACAAAAGTTGGCCCCTGGTGCAAACTGGGGGCCTTCTTCTGTGGTAGGGTTTACCTGTGAGTGGAAGTCACCGAACGCGGTAATTGTCTGGTATCCAACTACCTAGTCAACTGTGTGTACTGCACCGCCTCGGAATCCAAGTGTCGGGAGAGGTCTGATACATGCTTCGTTTGACCGCACTGCTCACACCCACTTCGTAAGGAGGCAACATGTTCGTCAAGTTCTGGATTCGGGTCGTCTGCTACTACTTCGTCTCCACTGCGTTCATCGCGTTCGCATTCTGGAGGCTCGCGGACGGTCGAGTTCAAGATTCTTCCGTGCTCACCCTCATGTACCTCTTCGGTCTCATTGGGCCGTTCTGGCTGTTCGGCTATGCTACTGCCGCTGTGGTAGGGTACTTCAGTATCAGATCACGAGTGAAGGAAAGGGTTCGGAATCATGGCCGCTCTCAAAACGATCGTCTCTAGCCCCCGAGGGACCGTGGCCGTGTTCGCCGGCCGACTCTCCCGCGAGCAGGCATCCAGCGCCGCACGTAAGGTCCTGGAGACGCGAATCGAGAAGGCTCAGGCCGACCTCGACCAGCACAAGGAGTGGGAAGTCGCGGCCTACCGCGGCAGCACCCGTGCCAAGACGGCAGACGAGCTGTAACAGTGGCTCACACTGAGTTTCACCACCCCGGCCACCGAGATGATGACGACAACCGTCATTTTCCTCCGGTAAAAGTCGGGGAAGCAAAAACTTTTGCAAAAGTGCTCATCAGAGTTGACGGGCCTCACGCAAATACTGCTAGGATCGTAAACGCAACGATGATCCTGGAGCTTGGACTTGACGAACTGAACGAGTACATCGAAGGCTTGTCAGCAGCGAGGGACTTCCTCGAAGAAAACGACTTGCAGTAGCAAGTTCGACACCACAAAAAAGGAGAACACCATGGCAAAGATCGACGAGACCACCGAGACCACCACGACCGACGAGACCGTCGCCGCCGTCGAGGTCGAGACCAAGACCCCGCAGGAGAAGCTCGACGCCGCCCTCGCCAAGCTCAACAGCTCGACGCCGGCCAGCGAGAAGACCCCGCAGGAGCAGTACCGCGAGTCCGAGGTCGTCCGCGTCCGCGAGGTCGGCAAGACGCTCTTCGGCCAGCTCGGCCTGCAGATCACCGACGAGAACACGGAGCTGGCCGCGAAGGCCGCTGCCTCGCTCGGCCGCGCCGTCGACAGCGCCGTGAAGGCCGTCCGCGCCATCAAGGACGAGGACATCGCGGTCTGATCTGATCGCATCACCTCGGGGAGGGGAGGGCTTCGGCTCTCCCCTCCTTCGTCAGACCTACCCCTACCACGCTAGAAGGGCAACACCATGGCGCAGCAAGACGACCCGGTCAACCACCCGAGTCACTACACGCAGTTCGACGCCGAGGTCATCGACATCACGCGGCACTTGTCGTTCGACCGGGGCAACGCAATCAAGTACATCGCGCGGGCGGGTGCGAAAGACCCGTCGAAGGAGTTGGAGGATCTGGAGAAGGCCCTCTGGTATCTGCAGGACGAGATCGAGCTGGTCAAGAAGCGACAGCACGTTCCCGCGATGGTAGACCGGCTCCTGGAAGGACTGGAGGGCTAGTGGGCCACGTTGAGCTGCCGATCGAAGAGGCGTTTCACATCACCCTCGTGCACTTCCCGCGAGCCCTGACGGGTGACGAGGGCGCCATCGTCCTGCGGGGCATGGAGCACGTCGGAAAGCGCGGCATCGACCTGGAGCTGCGATGGCTCACTGAGGAGATGTTCGGCCGCTACAAGAAGGTGAAGGCCCGCACGGTCGAAGACTACTACGACACGCTCCACAAGATGCGTGCCGACCTCGTGTCCGGCCTGAAGCACTTCGGCATCCCGATCTCAGAGGACTACGGGGAGTGGGTGCCGCACATCACGAACCCCCCGCACGACGCGATCCCGTGGCAGCGGATCATCCACCACCCGAAGCTCGTGCTCGTGCAGAAGCCGCAAGGTCGGTTCGAGGTGCCATTCCGCTGACCCTCTGTGCTAGTCTGAGCGCGCGACCAGCCATGGTAGCTCCTGCGGTGTGGTAACGGCAGGCGGGGCCGACCTTTCGGGGGTCGGCCCCGTTTCCATGTAACATGTGACCATGACGACCGCCACACTCGCCCAGGCCGAGGAGAACACCCTCGTAGGGATCATCAAGGGCCTGCAGCTACGCGGCAAGTCGTACCTCGACATCGAGCGCACCACCGGCATCCCAGCCGTCCGAGCGCAGGCGCTCATGACGCAGTACTGGGCCTCGAAGTCGGCGAACATGGACCCGAACGAGAGCCGGATGCTCCAGATGGAGCGTCTGGAGGTGCTCATCGAGCCCCTCATGGACATGGCTCTCCTCGGTAACGTGAAGAGCGCCGAAGTGCTGATCAAAAGCCTCGACTCGATCAACACCCTGCTCGGTCTGAATCTGCAGCAGACGAAGATCGAGATCAAGGTCATCACCGACGAGCAGTCCGAAGTCATCTTTCGGGCGATCCGCGCCGTCGGCCAGGCCCTGCTCGGATTCGTCGCGAGCGAGCTGGGCGAGGACACGAAAGCGTACGCGAAGATAGAAGACGGCTGGGATGCCGCGATCGCTTCAGCGTTCAACGACGCCTCGGAGAACATCATCGACGCCGAGGTGGTGTCCGAGTGAGCGAGTTCGACTTCGCAGCAGCACAGAGTGACGCGGAGAAGATCTCGGGCGGTTTCGCTGACGCGTGGCGCATGGCTGGCCGGAAGCTGGAGCAGGCAGCTCGACAGAAGGTCTACTTCGACAACCCCGCGATCTGGGCCGACGAGGTGCTGCGAAAGAAGGGTGCCGATCAGGGCATCTTCTTGTGGTCGAAACAGAAAGAGATCGCGCAGTCTCTCGTCGACAACTCGTACACGGCCGTGAAGAGCTGCCACGGTGCGGGCAAGTCGATGTCGGCTGCCGTGTTCGTTTGCTGGTTTGTGACGACGCGCTTGGCCGAGTTCGGCAACCCGAACGACGTCTTCGTCATCACCACGGCCCCCACGTACTCGCAGGTGCACCTCGTGCTCTGGGAGGAGATCAGGAAGTTCCACGCGCTCGGCAAGCTGCCCGGCTACATCACGTCGCAGGACGAGTGGAAGATCAACCACGACGGCCGCATCATCGACCTCGCGGTGGGCCGCAAGCCTGCCGACACGGACGCGAACGGCTTCCAGGGTAAGCACGCGTTCAACCTCATGATCGTGCTCGATGAGGCCAACGGCATCCCCGAGACGCTGTTCACTGGCGCCATGTCGATGCTGACCGGTGACATGAGTCGGCAGAAGATGCTCGCCATCGGGAACCCTGACGACCCGAACTCGCTGTTCGGCCAGCAGGATTTCAAGGACAGGCGCGCTGCCGCGGATGCTCGTGTGAAAGCCAACGGCGAAGAGGGCCTCACCGATCACGAGCGCAACGAGCTGATCCGCAAGGCTCAGACGTGGAACTGGGTGCAGATCAAGGCATGGGACACCCCCAACTTCACCGACGAGCGATTCACGACCCCAGACGTCGTCCTGAAGTCTGTGCTGGCAAAAGAATGGGTCGATCGGGCTCGCGCCCAGTGGGCCGAGGATGACCCTCGTTGGATCTCGAAGATCGAGGCCGAGTTCCCGTCCGAGTCCAGCGACTCCTTCTTCAACCGGAACCTCATCGAGCAGGCGAAGGCGAACGCGCCCGACCCCATGTGGGAGCAGGAAGTCAACTTCCTCGGTGTCGACCTCTCTCGCTACGGTAAGGACCGCAGCGTCATGGCGCACAACCTCAACGGCGTAGTCACGATTGCCGACGAGTGGTCGAAGTCGGACGCTGTCGCGTCGGCGCGCCGTATCCACGAGAAGGCGCTGGAGCTGCACGTTACGCAGGTCCGTGTCGATGAGGGAAACATCGGTGGTGCTGTCATCGACTTCCTGCGCACGATGATGGGCTACAACTACCGCGTCGTCGTGATGAACTCCTCGCACTCGTCGCCGGACCTCATGCGCTGGCGCAACGCGCGAGCGTTCTGGTACGACAACCTGAAGGAGTCGATGATGCTGAACCGCATCCAGATTCCGACCAAGAAGGAACTCGAAGACGAGCTTTCGGCCATCCGCTACAAGATTCACAAGAGCGGCTCGCTCCTCATGGAGGACAAGGATGAGATCGCCAAGCGGCTCAATGGCAAGTCCACTGACTTCGCGGATGCCGTGGTGTACGCATCGGTGGACCTGTCGATCTACATCGAAAACCCCTTCGACGACGAGCAGCCCCCGAGGGCTGGCGAGACTCGAGTCCTGGAGTTCGGCGAGGAGATGATGCTCCAGCACCTCGTGCACGGCTTCAGCGTGTCTCCGGTGTGATAGCCTGATCACGTGGATGAGCTTGCGCTGGGTTCACGGAGGAGCGGCGTAAGCGGCTCGGATGCAGGTCATAGGTAATGGAACCCCCGGGACGGTAAGCCCGGGGGTTCTTCCTGTCCTGGTAGGGTGTCCTCATGCCTGCATGGAGCAACTTCAGAGAGTCCCTCGGCTTCGGCCCGAGTAAGGGCGTGGTGGCCGAGCGCGCCATCTCCGAGAGCGGTGTCGCCATGGAGCGCGCTCAGCAGTACGGCCGCGACGCCATGATGGCTGCGCTGTCGATCGCGATCGAGGACCGCGGGTGGATCAACACCGACCAGTGGAGCCGCGACGGGTCCACGGCTCACCTGACCTTCGAGGCCATCCAGAAGGCCGCAGGCGCCGGCCGAGCCCTCGTGCAGGCCAACCCGATCATGCAGCGCGCTAGCCACGCCGTCGTCGACTACATCTTCGGCGACGGCATCCGCATCACGGGTGGCGGTCGCCTCATCACCAAGCCCCAGAACCGGCGTAACGTCTTCGACGTCGAGGCCCTTCAGCGGCTCCACCTCGCGCGCATCACCGACGGCAACATCCTCTTCCTGCTCGGGGACGACGGCGTCATCGAGACGATCCCCTTCTACGAGATCAGCGGCGCGGTCTACTCGCGTCGCGACACGTCTATCATCGAGTACTTCCAGCGCACCTGGACACAGATCACGTACGTGGACGGCCAGCCGAAGCCCGTGACGCGCAAGATGCTCTACCGCAACTCCACGCTCGACACCCCACGTGAGAGCGACTGGGAGATCGACTACGGTCCCGACTTCGACTACGAGTACCCGCTGGTCACCCCCCGCCGCATCGACGATGTCGAGATCTACACCGACGGCGTGATCAAGCATGTCGCCGCGAACCGCCTGGAGGGAGCCGCGTGGGGCGTCCCTGACCTCCTGGCGGGCATCTTCTACGCGTCCGAGCACAAGGAGCTCGTGGAGGCCGGAGACAGCGTCTGGCGGGCTCAGTCGCAGTACGCCGTCAACTACAAGGGCAAGACCAAGAAGCAGGTGGAGGACATCGCTGCGAAGGTGGCCGGCCCCGCCCCGCTCGGCCCCGACGGCAAGCCCCAGCAGTACGGCGGCACGAACGTCATGGGCAGCGACATCGAGATGCAGCTCATGCAGAAGATCGGCGCGGGCATCGACTTCGCCAACTTCGACCCGATCGCCGGGCTGGCGACGACCGCGCTGGGCATCCCTCTCGACACTGTGCTGGGCAAGGAGAAGCCCGACACCATGCTGCCCTACACCACGAAGCGTCGCATGAAGCTGCAGCAGGAGTTCTGGAAAGAGAGCTTCCGCGACATCTTCGAGTTCTACGGCAAGCGCGCGGCGAAGGTCTACTTCTCGAAGCTCGACCCGGACCCGACGCACCGGCAGATGCAGACCATCGCGGGCATCGCGGCGCTGGAGATCGCAAGGCGCACTGAGATCCGTCAGCTCGTCATCGACACGCTCGGTGCGGACTGGGACCCCGAGGATCTGCCGGACGCTGACGAGTGGGCTTCGCTCCGCAAGGTGGCTCCCGGCAGCACAGAGGTCGGCGGTCCGATCACTCCCGGCCAGGGTCAGACAGGCCGGGTCGGCAGGCTGAACGACGGTGACCACGAGCTGCGTGATGAGGGCCTGCAGGATCACACGCGCAACTAGTTGCGGCACCTGACACTCTAGGTGCAGATCTTCGTATATGCTTTCCCCATGACCATCAAAGGGATCGCGACCGAGGGTGCCGCTCCGCTCTCGATGGACGCTGAGCAGCAGGATGCCCGCCCGGGTCTTCTGATCGACTGCACGATCATCGAGGGCGATCGCTGGGGGTCGTCGGGCTACTACCCCGGCTCCGCCCTGGAGAAGACGCACGGCGTGTTCGTCAAGGGCACGCAGACGTTCCTGGACCACGCCGAGGTCGGCGAAGACAGCGGCGCGAAGCTCCTCGGCCGGCTCGACGCCGATGCCCGCTTCGTCACCGAGGATGGCGTGCCGAAGATCAAGGCCCCCATCTACTTCTACGAGACGGGCGTCTACAACGCTGCGTGGGTGAAGGAGCGCATCGAGGATCTCGGCCTCTCGATCCGCGCCGGTGTCGCCTACGAGAACGGCACGGCCCCCGACGGCCGCAAGGGCAAGATCGTCGAAGGATTCACGAGCGCCATCAGTGTCGATGTCGTCACCCGTGCAGGCGCCGGAGGAAAGTTCGGTAGCATCAAGGAGTCGGAGCACGTCGCTCAGACCATCGAAGAAGAAGAAGGAGCGAACGTGCCTCTCAGCAAGGAAGAGATCGCCGAGATCGCGACCACTGTCGCAGCCGGAGTCGTGGAGGGCCTGAAGCCCGGCTTCTCCGCGCTGGAGACCGCGGTCAAGGAGTCGGCCAAGGCCCCCAAGGAGAAGCTCGGCGCCGCACAGGTGCACGAGAAGATCGCCGAGGCCAAGCTCGGAAAGGGCGCCAGCGCCCGCGTCTGGGCCGCGTACGAGTCGGAGACCGAGGACGTCGCTGACGTGCTCGCCACCGAGTCCGCCATCCGCCAGGAGTACCTGCGCGAGAACGAGAAGGTCGTCGACGGCAAGATCGTCGTCGAGGCCGACAAGCCCAACGGCGACGAGACCGCCGTCGAGAAGGCGCTGCCGGCCGGCTGGGGCGTCACCAAGACCGCCGAGGAGCAGAGCTAATGGCGAAGAACGAAGTCTACCGGATCGGCCAGTACGTCCCGGCCCCCGTCCCCGCACCCGCGGCGGGGAGCACGGCTCTCGCCGACGTCGGTCGACCGCTTCACATCGGTGACCTGAACGTCGTCCAGGTGAGCCCGCGCAACTCCGTCGAGCACGAGTTCGGTGGTCACGCCGGTGAGGCTGCCGTCGACCTCGGCGGGGCGCACAAGTTCCCCGTCGACATCGTGACGAACCCGCTCTCGTGGGGTCAGCGCATCTTCATCACCGATGCCGGCGTCCTCACGACCGTCGTCGGCACCAACACGCTCTTCGGGCATGCCCTGGAGTACAACGTCCCCACCGGCAACGGCACCCTCGTCGTCGTCAAGATCAAGAACTAGGAGGGCTACACAATGGCTCCCATCGTCCAGCTCCCCGAATACAAGGGGCACTACGACGTCGCCGAGACGGCCCTCGTCATCGACGAGGTCAAGAACGGCAGCCGTCGTGCGGCCGGCCTCTTCCAGGAGGCCATGCTCCACACGGACATGCCCCTGGCGTTCAACCAGCTCACGAACGCTGCCCTGGTCCAGCAGTACCCGCAGGCGGAGCCCCAGCACGGTGCGTTCACGCGCCCCACCACGCTGAAGGACTTCACCAAGCAGTCCTACCTGGAGGTCTGGCCCACGCTCGACCCCCTGCCCGCGACCGAGGGTGGCAAGCCCCGCATCCCCGGCAAGGCGCCGCTGATCGCTCCGAACACCGAGTACCCGACGGCTTCGCTCGACGAGTCGAACGTCGAGTTCAAGCTCGACAAGTACGGTCTGCGGATGCCGCTGACGATGGAGATGATCGTCAACGACCAGCTCGGCATCCTGGCGAACTACCCCGAGGCCCTCGCCGTGTTCCTGCGGCAGGTCGAGGACTACGTCGTCGCCGAGACGCTCATCAAGGACGACCGCACGGGCGTCCGCGACGACATCGCTCGCGTCACCGGCAACCCGGTGCTGGGCCTCGACTCGCTGAACGACGCCATCGTGCAGTTCGGCAACATCAAGGTCCGAGGCAACCGACCGAACATCTCCCAGGCAGCCCTCATGGTGCCGCGGAGCCTGGAGCGCAAGGCCAAGGCCATCACCTCGGTCCAGCTCTGGGACGACACGGTGTCGGAGCCCGGCAAGACGCTGAAGAACGTCGCCAACCCCTCCTTCGGCATGAACGTCGTCGTCTTCGACGTGCTCGAAGACGTCAACCTGAACGCCAAGGCCGCGCAGACGTGGTTCCTCGTCGCTAACGCCGCGCAGCTCGTCGGCCGTCCGTCGCTGGTCGCTGCCACCCTCCGAGGCTACGAGCGTCCGCAGACGTTTATCTCCTCGCCGAACGCGCTGACGGCCCTCGGGTCGCCCGCCAACTGGAAGGACGGGTCGTTCCTCAACGACTCGATCGAGTTCAAGGTGCGCCACTTCTTCGGTGCCGCGCTCGTGTTCAAGGAGGGCGTGCTGGCCTCCCAGCCGGCCTAGCCCGACACGGATCGCCCCCCGCCAGCCTCTGTGCTGCCGGGGGGCTTTTCCGTGCGCTACGATGGGTCCTATGGCAGCCCTCCCCGTCGATGAGATCCCTCTCAGCAAGATCATCAACGAGCGGACGAGCTGGGACCAGAAGCTGTGGTGGATTCCCTCGCGTGACCTTTACCGCTGGGACAACCGCACTGTCTACATGATCGCGATCGGCAACGTCCTCGCGAGCGGTCAGCCGACGCCCCCTCCGACACCTCCGCCTTTCAGCTTCCAGCAGTACGAGTACCTCGACACGCGCTTCCTCCTGAAGGAAGACCTGCCGAAGGTGCTGAAGGGCGACCCCGGAGCTGAGGGGGCATCTTCATACGACCTCTGGCTGGATGCCGGCAACACGGGCTCCGTCGTCGACTTCTTGAACTCGCTGAAGGGTGAGCCAGGCGCGCCTGGTGATCCGGGTGCAGATGGATGGCAGCCCCCTGTCGGCTTCGATGCAGTGCTCAGCGACCAGCAGGGCAAGTTGCCGGACAAAGTGCTCGGAGATCTCACCAAGCGGTACCAGATCAACTCGCACATCGACATTCGCACGCTGTACGACGTCGCGAACCCGCCCGCGAACTTCGATAGCGTTCTCACTGCCGCAATCGAGCTGTCTAACTCTACCGCAGCCCTCGCTTCGACGCCGGTGCCGATTTTCCTCCCTTCGGGAATGCGCTTCCCTGCGAGCGTCACCACTCTCGATAAGAGTGTCGTCATAGTCGGTGGTGGCACACTCGTGCAGCGCAAGGCGAAGTACGTCGTCAACGCCACGGCGACCCCTGGTGTAGAGCGTCCCATCACCTCGCTCGCTACGGTCAACTATTCTGCGCAAGCACAGATCGGGACGTCTGCGCCGCAGCTTTCGACCTACCGAGAGATTCAGGTCAGCCAGTCAAACCTCGTCGACCTTGTCTACGGTGATCAGCTTCTCATCCAGTCAAGCGACGCCTATCCAGGTCTTTATGTCACGGGCTCCACTCGTTACACCTACAAGCAGGGCTGGGTTCACGTAGACGGCCTCGCGATCAACGTGACGCCGTCATCAGCGAACAGCATCATTCAGGACGTCGAGATCGTCGGCGGAGCGTCTGGCGCTCAGGGGTACGTCGTAGCGGTCAACGCGAACTTGACGGCGAACAGCACTGCGCTGTTTTTCCACTCTATCGCGGGAACTTTCGTTGCAGGAGAAAGTCTGCTCGTCAACGGCGCGGTAGTGGGCACGGTTTCTCGCCAGGCCGCGATCATTACGTCGGACAAGCTCGACGATACGACATACGCGACGTCGCCGAAGCTGCGCAAGGTGAACAAAAACATTCGGGTCCACATCGACGTCGAGGTGGATACCGAGAGCGACCCGCACGCAAAGATCGGTGCGGCAAATCGACGTGACGCTATCTTTGTCAGCGGCGTTGTTGATCCGAACATCAGAGCGCATTTCTACGCGGGCTACAGTCGCGCCATCACGGTCGAAACTGTTCGCGGTGGGATCGTGCAGTTCTTTGGCGGCAACCTTGCCAACAACCCGTCACCGGAAGAGGGTGCGTTTGGCTACGCCACTCAGGCGATGGCCGCGACAGAGGACACCGTCTTCGTGGTCAACGCTCGTGACATTCGTCACGGCTTCACGACAAACACGTACCCGCAAGATGGGCAGCCCGCAGGCGCGCGCGAATCGCTGCGTTCGGGGTGCCCGAAATATGTCATCGTGCGAGACAGCGTCGTGCACAATTCCATTGGCGCGAGCTTCGACACTCACGGCGGAGCATGGGGAGTCCTCTTCCTCAACTGCGTTTCGTACTTCACGGGCTCTGGCGGACAGAATGCAACACGTGATGTCGGTTTCGCCAACCGCGCGTTTGGCACGATTTTCCGCAACTGCATATCGTACGGCGCGACGTACGGCTTCCAGGACTCGGCCTATTCGTTTGCAACACCCGCCGCGAATACTATTCGCATTGAGGGTTGCCGCGCTTACGGATTCCTCAACTCCGCCTATCGCCACGGTTCGGAGCTGACGGGTGGCAATATGGTCTTGGGTGACACCGAATACCTGATCGACGACTTCCAGGGTGAAGGCGCGCTTGGACTGCCGCTGGATGCGCCATACCGACAGACCGGCATCGACATAGCTGTTGCGAAAGTCACGATCCTGCGCAGCATCATCAGGACGGTCAATTTTGCCGGAATCTACGTGCGAAGCGGTGTCAACAACCTCGCTCTCGACGATTTCACGTTTGACCAGACGAAAGCATCCCCAGCAGGAATCGGGGCGGGTTGGCTCATCTTCTTTGCGGCTGCGATCCGCTTCAGCCGACGTGGCACATTCGGTTCACTCACGGTGTACGGCAACGAGACAAACGACTCCACTCGCAGCATTATTGGCTCCGCCAGTGGCGTCGTCGTCAAAATCCGCCGACCCGAAGTCTCTACCGGAAAGTTCATGGTCTCCGAGGCCAATACCACGCTCTACACTTCTCAAACGGCAACGCCCTCGGTGCTTGACGTGACTTACATGAAATCACTTTAGGAGATCACGATGGCTGACGTCGAGTTCGACAAGCTAGCAGAGGATAGCCCTCTCGGCGACGTCCGAATGCTCATTCCTGACACTGAGCAGCTCAGCAACCCTCTCGCGCCCACCGAGCCGAAGGCATACCTCTTCAGTGACGTCATGATCACCCGCCTTCTGCGCATCAATGCGGGAAATGTCCGGCGCGCTGCGGCCGATGCGTGTGAAGCACTCGGCACCAACGAACTCATGATCCTGAAGAAGATCACGACGTCCGAGGGTCTCTCTACCGACGGCAGCGTGCTCGCGAAGGAGTACGGCGCGAAGGCCAACCGGCTGCGCGCCCAGGCCGACAAGGCAGACGACGACGACAATGACGATGGTGGCGGCTTCATCCACCTCGGGTACACGCGCCAGCCGATCCCGTTCGATGCCGCGAGCCACATGCCGGGTGACGGGAATGTCCCATGGCTCCGCTGAACAGTCGCGGGATCTTCGACCCACGATTCACCGCCCACGTCGCCGTCACGAGCGAGGCCGGCATGACCTCCTCTGTGCTAGTGCGTCGCCGACCGGTCAATCGCCCCATTCCCGAGGGGTTTGGCCCCGACCCCTATCCATTCGTCGACATCTGGCGCGGCCCTGCTCGCGTGCACCCGAAGAAGGGCGACGCTGCCACGAGTGCAGAGTTCGCCGACGTCGCGACCGGCTTCCAGGCCGTCACGTTCGATCTTCCGCTCATCGACGGGGAGTGGCTGATCGAAGAGGGTGCACAGCGGCGCTTCGACATGTCTGATCAGGTGGTCGTGGAGGCAAACGCGTTCCCCGGGCTCGACTTCCTGAAGGACTACGTCTATGTCGTCCGAGAGGCCCTAGGATCGGGGTACGCTTCTGAGCGTCATCTGATCTGCGACGTCGACCTGAAGGGAGGCCCGAACCGTGGGAATCCGACAGTCTAAGGGTACGTCGTTCCTGGAGACCGAGCGCCGGGCCAACAAGAAGCTCGACCGCAAGATCGACGACGTCGAAGACGTGGTCCGTGACTCGCTGGAGGGTGGTGCGCAGCAGATGCGCCGCGTCATCAGCACGAACGGCGTGCGTGACACGGTCCCCAACAACGAGGGCCGCATCGAGACAGGCGACATGCTCGACGACGTCAGCGTGCGTGTGCGTCGCACGAGCCGCGACACGGTCGTCGGCCGCATGGGCTGGCTGCCCGGTGACATCAAGGCGTACTACAAGTTTCAGGATCTCGGCACGCGAGGCTTCTTCACGCAGCCTGGCGGCACGCCTCCCGCCTCTTCGCGGACGAAGCCTCGCGGCGTGCGCCCCATGATGGCGTTCCAAGAGGGGCGCATCGAGGCCGAGAACTCCCTGCGCGACGGGCTGGGCCGGTAATGGCCGAGGTCAGCACAGGTATCGAGCCGGTCCGTCAGGCCATCATGGACCGGCTCGCGGCAGTGATCCCAGCTCAGGTGGCCGGCTTCCGGGGCCAGCTCGTCGGCCCCGAGGCTGTGCCTACAAACGGCGCGGCCGAGCCCCAGCCGTACTACGTCGTCATCTTCGGCGGCCGGCAACGCCTGGCAAGTCGCTACCAGGGCATCGTCGGCGCCCGCGGCGACTCGAAGACCCTCACGGTCGGCGTCGAGGTCTACGGCCGCGACTCGGCCGAGAAGGACCGCCTGGCGGACGCCGTGGAGGATGCCCTGGAGGGCTTCGAGCCCGCAGGTGAGGGCGAGATGCGCTCGCAGTATTCGGGCAAGATCGAGAACCCGATCGACCTCCAGCGCAACCACTTCCGCGAGGGCATCGGCCTCACGTTCCTCTCGGTTGTGAATACCGAGATGCCCATCGACCTCTTCGCAGACCAGCCCGTAACCGATATCTAGTAGGATGGCAGACATGTCCGAGATCAAGACGTACCGACACCCCGTCACGAACCGCATCAAGCGAACCGACCGGCACGATTACGCGCTCATCGCCGGATTCGAGGAGTGGGACGGTGAGGTGGAGATCGACAAGGTCGGAGTCCAGACGGCCGACCTCTCGCTCGCCGATCTGCGCGAGCTGGCGAAGGACCAGGGCCTCCCCGCATCGGGTACGAAGGCCGAGCTGCAGGCGCGTCTCGCTGACGCCGCCGGCACCACCACGACTTCCAGCACCCCCGCTGGGGACACCAAAGAATAACTCCCCAGAAGGAGGGATGGAGAAACCATGAAGAAGATGATGAGTCCGAACACCACGATCGTGTGGGTGGACGAGGACGCGGTCGTCGATCCGCTCAACCCCACGGTCGCTGAGCTGAACGCCGGGCAGAACATCTCGTGCGCGATCGTGCGTGGCTACACGCTCAACCCGACCGCCTCCGACACCGATGGCACCGCGTCCATCTGTGACGAGGGCAACGTCGAGACGCCCACGTACGACAACTACGAGGCGTCGCTGACGTTCTTCTACGAGTCGGACGACACGGACACCACGTCGGTGTTCCTGATCGCCACCGAGCTGTTCGAGCTGAAGGGCGCGCGAGGCTACCTCTACCGCCGCATCGGCAAGAAGAGCAAGGAGCCGTTCGTCGCGGGCGACACCGTCGAGGGCTTCTTCGTCGAGTCGGACAACCCGCAGACGATCGACGGCGGCGACAGCGGTGGGCCGATCCAGCTCACCGTGCCGTTCCTGCAGCAGGGTCAGTACGTGCCGAAGCGCACGGCGGTCCTCGCGGCGGCGCCCGTCACCCCCTAGTCTTCTGCTAGGGTAGGGGCGCGTCATCTTCGGGTGACGCGCCCCTTCTGCATTTACCACACGAGGAGATCATCATGAGCGAAACCACGAACGCCCCCGAAGTCGACGCCGTGCTCGAAGAGCTGGACATCATGTCCTGGCTCGGCGAAGCGGCCAACGCCACCGGCGAGATCGAACTGTACCGCGACGGCCCTCTGCTCGTCGAGCTGCAGGAGCTGACCGACATGGTCGACGACCTGCGCGACGCCCGTAAGCGCCAGGCCGCGCAGCTCCTGGCGCCGGACGTCCAGTCCATCGCAGACGAAGGTTCTAGCGCGATCGACAACGCCGTCGCCCGCATCGAAGAGATCCGCGAGGCCCTGAAGGGCAGCGGCACGACCTGGCACCTGGAGGGCATCAGCCCCGGTGACCGTGACGCGGCGGCGAACAAGTTGGCGAAGGACTCCAGGTTCCGCGCCAAGAAGGCCAGCGAAGACGAGCCGGCCGTGCCCGGTGGATCGGACCACCCCGACTACGCCGACGCGTGGCGCGACCTGCTCATGTCGAAGTCGATCAAGAAGGTCGTCGCCCCGAACGGAGCGGTGAGCACGAAGCACTTCAGCCCCGAGGAGTGCGGCCGTCTGCGCTTCCAGCTCCCCGGCGCGGAGTTCTCCCGCCTGTCGAGCAAGATCGCGCGGCTGAACTACATCAGCTACGACATCGAGCGCCTGGTGGACGTGGATTTCTCGTAGAGGCGCTGACTCGGCCACGGAATCGGGTCTACCACCACTTCATCGACAGCGCGATCAAGCTGGGCACCGCACCGTCGTTCATGCTCCTCAGCAGGGGCAAGAATCCTTCGACGGTGCGGTGGTCGATGAGGGACCGCAAGCTCTACGCGGCTGCACTGCGCCTGCAGGATGAGAAGTGCCCCCACTGTGGCGTGCCTACCTGGCTGGGCCAGACCGCCTCGTCGAAGGTCGAGTTCGAGGTCGGCTTCTCTGTCTGCAACGGCTGCGCCGAGAAGGACGAAGCCACGAAGGACCTGAAGCTGAAGCCCGGCGAGTGGGCTCACATTCACGCGGTCGACGATGAGGGCGGCACCGATGGACTACCATCGAGGTCAGAGGGTTACAAGAACATCGACACACCTGTCTACGCACTTGCGGACGACTGAGTAGCACAGAGAGGACGCCCTGGTGGCACCTGGCAGGGACGATTCGTTCGACTTCGAGATCACCGCGGACGGTCGGGACGCTCGCCAGGAGCTTGCCTCTGTGCTGCAGTCCATGCGGGCGCTCGCCGCCGAGGCCACCCGCTCCGGCGCTGTCGTCGACAAGTCCACCCAGCAGCAGGCCCGGTCGTACGGGACGCTGGCGCGCGAGCTGGGCGTCGTCGAGAAGGCTGCCCTCCAGACCGAGCGCGCCCTCGCTCAGCAGGCCGCGTCTCGTGACCGTGCTCGTGGCGCTCGTGCCAACGCCAACACGGCAGAGGGTCGCCAGGCGTCCAGCGCGGCCGTCGGAGCCAACAACGTCAGCCGGTCGGAGTTCCAGGCTGAAGCCGCCATGATGGGCGCGATCACGGCCGAGCGGCGGGCTCAGGCTGCCATCGCAGCGACGACGAACAAGAACGCGATCGCGGCGGCTCAGATCGAGCTGCAGACGGCCCGCGCTGAAGCGGTCATCGAGCAGTCCATCTCGCAGTCCCGAGCCCGGGAGTCGGCGTCGTCGTCGGCGTCCAGCCTGGCTGCCGCCCGCGAGCGTGTGGCCCTCCGCCAGCAGGAGAACAAGGACCTCATCGCGCAGGGGCAGATCACGCTCCTGAATGACCGCTCCGAGGAGATCAGCGACCGTCGCCAGGCGCGCGCTATGGCCGAGCGGCAGAAGGCCCTCCAGGCCGAGCAGCGGTCCCTGCAGCAGCTCCAGGCCACGGAGCGCAGCCGTGCTATCCAGTCGGAGCGCAACGCCCGTGCGATCGCAGGCGGCTCGACGACGGAGCGCACGAGCGCCCTCGCGGCCGAGCGCATGGCGAACCCGCTGGGCGACATCTCCCAGATCAACGCGACCCGCTACGCCCTCGGGGACACAGCCCAGACAGCAGCCCTGGCCGGTGCCGCAGTCGCGTCGGTCGGCGTGGCATCCATCGTCGTCGCGACTCAGTTCGAGGCCAGCTTCGCTGACGTGCAGCGTGCGGCCGAGCTGACCGGTGGCTCCGTCCAGGCGGTGCGCAACGACCTGCTCGACATCACCAAGACGATGCCGACGAACTTCGCCGATGTCGCGGGCGTCGCCCAGCTCGGTGCTCAGATGAACATCGCGGAGCGCGACCTCGACTCCTTCGCCACCGTCGTCTCGCAGTTCGCTGCCACCACCGACGTTTCCACCGAGCAGACCGCGATCAGCTTCGGCCGGATCTCGAACCTGCTCGACGTGAACCCGGCTGACTTCGACAAGCTCGGGTCGTCCATCTACGACGTCGGTATCAAGTCGGTCGCGACAGAGTCCGAGATCCTTTCGACGACCCAGCAGATCGCCGGTGCCGCTGCGGCTTACAACTTCACCGCCGATCAGGTCGTCGGTCTCGGTGCCGCGTTCGCGTCGCTCGCGATCGCACCGGAAGCCGCCCGCGGTTCGGTGACGCGCATCTTCGGTGACATCGAGAAGGCTGTCGCGACTGGCGGCGAGGAGCTGGAAGAGTACGCCCGCATCATGCGGGTCGACGTCGCCGACGCAACGCAGCTCTGGCAGGCCGACCCCTCCGCGTTCTTCCAGAAGCTCGTGCAGGGCCTCTCGCAGTCGAAGAGCCTCATCCAGGACCTCGGCGCTATCGGCGCCAACGACGTCCGCGACCAGAACCTCCTGCAGCGCCTCGCGGGCAACCCCGAGCTTCTCGCGAACTCGCTCAACATCGCCTCCGACGCATTCGATGAAGGCACGGCGTTGGCCGATGGCTACGCCTACACGATCGACACGCTCGCCGCCAAGCTGAAGATCCTGCTCAACAACGTGCAGGCGCTCGCCGCTGGCGCTGGCACGCCGCTCCTCGGCCCTCTCGGCGTCGTGGTCGACATGCTGTCCGCGTTCATCGGGCTCCTCAGTGAGAACACCGTGCTCGCGGGCTTCGTCGTGGCCCTATCCCTCCTGGTCGGTGGCGTGCTCCTCATGAAGGGCGCGATCGCCGCTGCGATGGCCGGCCTGCTCGCCATGAAGTTCGTCATGGACCAGCTCTCCGCCACCGCGGGCGTGACCGGCATCAACCTCCGGTCGCTGGCTTCCATCTCTCGAGTCGTGGCCGGCCAGTTCGGCCTGACCAACATCTCGATCGCCGGGGTCACCGCCCGCCTCCGCGAGATGGACGTGGCAGCCGCAGGAGCGGGCCGCAGCCAGTCGGCGCTCCGAGGCGGGCTCCAGGGCGTCACCGGAGCCGCCACGGCCGCAGGGACCGCCGTGCGGGGCTTCGGGAAGGCTACCCTTGTGCTGGCGGCGCTCCAGATCGGCACAGAGCTCCTGGGTGCCGGCATCGAGAAGCTGCAGTACCAGTTCGCCTCCGCTGGCGAGCGCGCCGAGAGCTACTTCGGCGACGTGTCCGGCTTCTCTGACGCCGTGGCGAAAGACACCGCGATCTACAACGAGACCGGCGAGGCCATCGCCGTCTACGCCCGCTCGACCGGCGACGCTGGCAAGGCTGCAACGGAGGCGGCGCCCGCCGTCGAGACGTGGATCGGGCTGCAGAGCGAAGTGCCGGCCGCGACCAACGCCGCCACCGCCGCCACCGAGGAGCAGACCTTCGCGCTCGGTGAGAACGCCCGTGCCTGGGTGCAGAACGCATTCGCCGCGCAAGAGTCGATCCAGCAGTTCGCCAACAACCCGGCTCTGGTCGAAGGGTTCAACGAACTCGGCGGCAGCGTCGATGAGCTTCTGGCCCAGTCGCTTCAGGGCACCGGTAGCGCGTACGTGCAGGCCATCGCCGACCGCGCCAACGAGGCGGCAGCGCAGCTCCAGGGGCAGCTCGACCAGAGCCGTGACCCTGCCGAGATCGCGCAGCTCACCGACAAGATCGCGCTCTACGACCGACTCGCGCAGGATCTTCCTCGCACGCTGGGCGCTGGAACCGCTGCCGTCGAAGAGCTGGCGCAGGCCGAGAAGGAGGGCGCGGCCACGTCGGAGTTCCTCGGTCAGAAGATCGCTGAGACTGGCGACGAGGCCGAAGCTGCCGGTGGCGATGTTTCCACTCTGTCGGACGAGCTGGACAAGATGTTCGGCACGGTCGACGCGGGCGCTAACTTCGCGACGTCGCTCCAGGCGCTCTTCTCCGGGATCAAAGACGGCGGCACGTCGTTCGACTACCTGTCCGAGTCGGGTCGCACGAACCTGTCGAACCTCCGGGATTCGATCGAGGCCACAGTGGCGTACGGCGAGACGATGGGGCTCAGCACAGCAGAGAGCATCCAGCAGCTCTTCGCCGAGCTTCAGGCGCAGGGCGTCGACACGGCTTCGCTGATCCAGCAGCTCTCGCTCGAACCGTACATGTTTACGGCCACGCTCGATGACAGCGACGTTCGCCAGAAGCTGGTCAACATCGGCACCGCCGCCGCAATGGCCCTGACCGGCAAGGGCAACATCGCTGACATTTTCAAGACGGCTGCACCGCCGACTCAGAAGCTGAACTTTGCGGCCGACGCGCTTCGCGGCACCCTCTCGAACGTGGCGCAGGTCGCACCGCGTGCAGCTAAGGGTGTCGACAAGGCTGCCGAGGCTGCCGAGAAGGCTGCAAAGAAGGTCGTCACCCTCAACGACTACATGTCGGATCTGCAGGGTGTTTTCAGCGACGCTACGAGCTACCGCTTCGGAGTGCAGGATGGACTCGACGAGGTGGCCGGCAAGTGGGCCGACATCAACGATGAAATCAAGCAAAACCAGAAGGACGTTCAGGATGCTCAGCGAGAACTGCGCGATTACCGCGTAGAGCTGGGGCTACTTCGTTCCGACCTGTCGCAGCAGAAATACTTCCTGCGCATCGCCGTGCAGTATGGCGACACGCTGCGCGCCGAAGAGATCTCCGCTGAGATCGCAAAGACGCAGGCCGACATCGCAGACAAGTCGGGCGACGTGGCGGACGCACAGCGTGAAGCTGCGGCCAAGACCGACATGTCGAGCATGTCGTACCGCGAGCAGCGCGAGTCGCTGTCCGACCTGTATGGCTCGTACCAGCAGATCATCCTGGAGTACGCGCGCTCCGGCGCATCGCAGGAGCAGCTTCGGAAGAAGACCGAGGAGCTGCGCAGCGCGTTCGTACGCCAGGCTCAGCAGGCCGGCTACTCGAACACGCAGATCCAGCGATACTCGGTTGCGTTCAACGACCTGACCTACGCGATCTCGAAGGTGCCGCGAAACGTCAACGTCGCGATGAACGCGAACCCCGCCGTTCAGGCTGCCAACGATTTCCGCGCCAAGTTGGATCTCGCTAACGATTCACTGAACAAGCTGCGCAAGAACTCCAGCAACCCGATCTCCGCGCCGACCGTGAGCGACGCAGCACTCCAGCGCGGCGCTCGTGCTGCGGCGCTCCAGCAGGAGATCAACATCAATCTCGCAAAGCAGGGCGAGGCGATGCGCACCCTGAATGTCGCCGACACCGTTCGCTATGGAGCGGCAGCAACCAACGCCATCACGAAGCTGCGCAGCGGCAACTACGCCGACGGTGGATTCGTCCCCGGCTCGCGCCCTGGTGATCGACGCGTCGACAATGTCAACGGCGTCCTCCCTGACGGCTCCGTCGTCGGTCTGCAGGGCGGCGAGCCGATCATCAACAACCGCGCTCGTGACCTGTACGGCGACAAGATGTTCGAGCAGATCAACTCGCTGAAGTTCAAGCCGCAGATCACCCCGAACATCATCGTGCAGGGCGGATCGGGCGGTGGCGACGGGCCGACCTTCCTGTCCGCACAGGACCGCCTGCTCCTGCAGCAGATCCGCGATAGGATCGGTCTCAGCATCACCGGCAACGCTCTCCAGTCGGCAGTCGGTGCCGCTAACCGGACCGGCAGCATTCGGAAGGACAGCTAGTGGGCAACAAGCGACAGATGTGGATGGGACCGCGGGGCGGTGAGCGATGGGTCGCCGCTCCCGACCGTGGCCCTCGATCGACGCGTGCTGGCTACTCAAAGAAGAGCGAGTACATGAACGGCGGGGCAGGCGTGCGCACTTCTCGTGCCGGCCACTGGGAGTACACCCTCACGTGGAACGCCAAGAAGCGTGCCGACGTCCGCCCCATCGTCGACATGTACGACGGGCTCTATGACACGGTGCCGGGCACGAACCCGATCTACTTCATCGACCCCTTCGCGGCCGACGCCAACCTGTTCAGCCAGGCATGGGCGTCCCCGTTCATGGCCGGCTACGATGCAATGCCCATGATCCAGGGTGTCCGACCACGGCTCGTGCCGACCGAGATCAACCCCTACGACTACCCGGTGCGGAGTGCCCGGTACGAGAACACTGGCACACCTGCTCAGTTCTATCTGCCGATCCCCCCGGGTCACACGTTGCATGTCGGAATGCATGGCTCGACGACGGGCGCTGGAGCCATGATGATGCGCCGCATCACTGCGCGTTTTCCCGAGACAACATCGGCTCCCGAAGTTCTCCCGATGACTCCAGTGACATCGACTACGCGCTTCTCGAACACCATCCGCGGCGACGAGAACACTTTCGGCGTCGAGTTCTACCTGGCGACAGCCGGTGGCACCACGACCATCTCGGGCATGATGGCGCAGATCCTCCCCGACGGCCAGCGCCCATTCGCGTCCGAGTTCATCTCCGGCCAGGGAAACAGCGGCTGTGCTTTCGCGTCCCGTCCCGAAGAGAGCCCGCAGAGCGCAGCGCGTGACATCTACGGCCTGTCGGCAGAACTGGTGGAGATCGGCGCATGGCTGTAGACATCACCGTCGGCGACACGGTCTACATGAACGCAGTCGACTACACCGTCACCGAAGACTCTACCCCGACGAATGTCGATGACTTCTCTGGCGGTGTAGGAGAGATCACGTACACGTACGATCGAACGCCGGACGACTTCCGGCACCGCAACAAGAAGGTGACGCTGAAGGACGGCCTGCACGGCGTCGTGTCCGGCCTCGTCAAGAGCGTCAGTCGAGACGATTTCACGTCAACCGTCAGCGCCTATGCGCGCACGATCGCACTTTCGGTCCAGCGAACGACAAAGCCGTACCGCGGGACTTTGGGTGGCGCACTACGCTACTACTTGTCCCTTGTCGATCTCGCTGACGTCGACATTATCATCGACCCCACGCTGGAGTCGCGAGCTGTCGTCCTGCCGGGCTGGACCGATGAAGTCTATCTTCGCGTAGCCAAGCACCTCTGTGCTGCACAGCAGATGGAGATGTCTTACGTCTCAGACAAAGTGGTCTTTCGCCCGCTACGCACTCGCATCGCTGAGCGTTTCCGTGATTCCGATGTCAGCATGTCGATCGACGAATCCAACCTGGCGCAAAAGGTGCGACTGAACTACTACAATCCGGTCTGGAAAGATCGGGCGCTCGCCTATCCTCTCGGTGGGTGGAACGAGGATGTTGAGATTTTCACGGTCGATGCAGGTGAGACCGTTGAGTTCGATGATGTCGAAGTCAGCGCGTCCCTCGAAAGCGTCGAACAGCCAGTCTGCGTCACAAACGTTGGCCCAGAATATTCTGCAAGCAGCGTTTACACGGTCATGGGTTCCGACAGCCTGCCGATTCCTCCCGCTCAGTGGGAAGCACAGGGGGGTAGCCTCCGCGTCGTTGTGAACAAAGACACGCGCAGCCTGAAGATCGTCATCCGTGGCGCTAGGGAAAAGAAGTATGCGCCCTACAGCATCGCAGTGTCGTCGGGGTCGGGGAACGACTACTCGACTCTGCGCATCGTTGGCAAGGGGGTGTTCCTCGACAAGCAAACAATCGAAGCCGATACTGGCTACGGTCCCGACCAGGCGACAACCGAGATCGCTGGCGACGCCGAGAACGAGTTCGTTGGCACGTATGATGAGGCGCAGCAACATCTCGGCCGCGCGCTGTCTCGATACGGCAGCCCGACCATATCCGTTAGTGCAACGACGAGTGGTATCAATCGTCGCGGCGACACTGGCTCTTATGCTTTTGCGACTATCGGCCAGTTCAACAAGGAATACAAAGGCATGACCATCGGAGGATTTAATACCCTCTGGTCAGGTAAGACGATCAAAGAGTTCAACGAGTTCTGGCGCAACACTGTCCTGAGTGAGTTCGAGAATCAGTCGTTCGGGAACGTGGCGGGTGCTCGAATGCGTGAGGAGGACAAGTTCTTTAGGATTCGCAGCGCAACTAACAAGGCTGGAATCGTCAGCTATCGAGGCGACTCGGATACGATCATCCGCGACTTTAATACAGAATGGGCCGGCAAAACTATCGGCGACTTTAACCGAGCATGGGCCGGCAAGAAGATGGCGGACTTCACGCTGCACCCATTGGCAGGAGCGACTAATGAGTGATATCGCACCCGGCGATCCGCTAAACAATCTTCCACTGTTCCCTGACGCCAATCTGGAAAGCGGCGCAATGCCGTGGGCGCGCAGAATCCAGAAAGAGCTTCTGGCGCTTATGCGCAGCACTCGTCGACAGATCAATTACCTGAACAACGCGAACAAGCGCACCACGGCCACGCTTTCGAGTCAAGGCCGCACGCTGATCCAACTCGCAGCCACTCAGGTAGAGCTGGCGAGCATTCAGGACGACCAGGCTCAGATTCTCATCGACGTGCAGAAGGCTGTCGACGCGTCCGGCCGTGCGATTTCGCGCCTCGATGCATTGGCTCGCTCTGAGTACGCATCGAGCAATGCACAGTTCGGGAACTTCACTGGCTTCTACACCGGAACGAAGCCCGAAGTCACAATCACGAGCCCGACGGGCAAGCTTCAGCTTCAGTTCGGTGGATCGCTCAACGGCGGAAGTGGATATTTCGTCTACACTGTCATCCGAAACGACACTGGTGAAGCTTTCGTCAACCGAGACACTGTTGTGGAAGACCCGTCGCGTCGTGTTGCACTTTCCGGTGGAGCATCATTCTCGCCCTCGGGCTACAACACCATCGTCATCAGCGTCCCCGCGAACGTGTCTCTCACCGTGCGCTGTGAAGTGTACGCCGAAAGCACGTTCGTCACCTTCGTTGGCCGTTCCATCTTCGCGCAGGTCGCGCCCTAATCAGCTAGGATACCCCCATGCCAAACCCCAATCTCCCGTCGATCGTTCGCGTCAATGAGCAGACGGGTGTCGACACGCTTGATCAGCTTCTCAACAATCAGGCGATCAGCACGGAAGCTCTCGTTCTGGCCCTCCGCCGCATCGCTCCCGCCGCGGTGTCCGGTTTGACGCAACGGTCGCAGATCTTCCCGATCCCCGCGCAGGGTGACAGGTGCTTCCGACTTGACCGGGGATGGGAAGAGGTCTACTACAAAGACTACAGTGCGGACTCCAATCCGGGTGGAGCTGCATGGGCCGGTACGGGCACGTGGATTCCCGTGTCTGGGACAATGCCCACCCTCGATGTCATTACAGACGCCGTGAACACACACAACAACAGCGGCGGATGGGTGACGAAGACGGGCCTCACTGCCGGAACGATTCGCCGCCAGACTGGCAATTTTGGAGTCGGAAATGGAAGCTGGACCTTCCCCTTCCCTGGCAGCTATCAAATCAGCGCAGAGATCGGGTTGGCAGGGTCCTCTTCGGGCACCCGCGGCTTGCGCGTGCTCATCGACGACGCCCTTACCAGCACAGACCTCGCTCGCGCTACAGTGACAGGCGCTGGCTCCATCCAGATGTTCACGACTCACGCTTTCGCTTCCGCGGGCCAGGTCGGAGTGCTCCAAGCATTCCAGGACAGCGGCGGCAACCTTGCAATGCCCTCAGCCCGTCTTCGGGTCCGATTCCTCGGCCCCGAATAACCACTACCCGAAAGGCACCATCATGCTCGCCACCTTCCGCAAGATCCGCTACGCCCTCGCGGCCGTCCTGCTCGCCGCGCTCTTCGTCGCACTCTCGCCCACCGTCGCCTCCGCTGCGGCCGTGGATGCCGGCGCGGCCCCGACGATCGTGTTCGCGCCCGACTGGGTGCTCGTGCTGACCTTCATCGTCGGCACCGCCCTCCCTGTGCTGACGGGCCTCGTGACCAAGACCGTGACGTCGGCTAGGCGCAAGGCGCTCATCCTCCTCGGACTGTCGGCCGTCACCGGCCTGCTCTCCGAGCTGCTCGCGGCCGTGACCGCCGACGTGACCTACGACCTGTTCTCCGGCCTCATGACGGCCCTCGGCGTGTTCATCCTCGGCGTCGCCTTCCAGTTCGGCTTCTGGCGCCCCTCCGGCGTCACTGCGACCGTGCAGGCGGTCGGCGACAAGGGGTCGATCGCCTCCTGATCCCCAACGACGAGATCCCCCGGCCGCTTTCGGGCGCCGGGGGATTTCTCTTTGTCATCGAGGTATATACTCGACCAGACAGCGAGCAGGCCCGAGCAGTAGGATGACCGCATGACCATCACCCCCCCGAACAAGGCACGTAGGTTCGTCTACCTCTACGACTGGATCGAAGAGCCTCGTCTCATCCGGGTGCTGCTCTTCCTCATCTACGCCGTCTTCGGCTACGGCGCGTACATCGCGCTCTTCTTCCCGCCGCCCACGATCCTCGCGGCGCTCGGCCAGGGCTACATGCACGCACTCGCGAGCTTCCTGACGTTCGGAGCGATCACGGCCGGGGTCGCAGTTCTGCCGGGGTGGTACTGGCTCGAACGCGCAGGCGCTGCGTCTCTGACCGTCGGTGCCGCGCTGTATGCTGTCACTGTAGTCTCGTTGCAAATCCTGGATGGCAGCGAACTGAATCGGGGGCTTCAGCTCACGTTCGTGGTAGTGGTCTTCCTGGCACTCATCGTTCGCCTGGCGTCGATTCGGGGAGCTGACCTCGACCCGAAAAGGTAGCCCCTCGTCATGGAAAACTCGCTCGTTCAGGGGATCATCGGGTTTCTGACCGCTGGCGGAACGACGGGCGTCGCCTTCGTCACCGCGCGAGGATTCTGGCGCTGGTGGACCGGCCGTGCCGGACGTGAGCGGATGCGCACTCGCTCGATCGCAGACGAGAAGGACGCCGCCCTCAATCTCCTCGACGATGAGGCGACCTACCGGCGCGCCGTCCAGGAGTGGGCATCCAAGCTGGTCCGCATCATCCACGAGGCCGGCCTGGGCCACCTCATCCCCGAGGAGCCTCAGAACCCCGCCGACGAGCGCCAGAAGCGGCCCCCGCTGGAGTCCCGGCAGTCCGCCAGGCGCCGCCGCGAGGGCCGCTGAGCCTCACTCTCCGGGGTCAGGGGCGAACAGCTCGACCGTCGGCCGGTTGCCTTGCAGGATGGCCCACGCGAGCGCGTGGCGGACGGCCTGTGCCTGGTCCGCGTGCCCCTTGCCGCCCGGCCAGTAGCCGTGCTTCTTCAGGTCGTCGTGGCTGACGATCGTCCGCTGCCCGGGCATCTGGACGGCCACGGGGAGGTCGTAGGCCCATCCCAGCGTCTTCATCATGCCGACGATCTCCAGAGGGCCGGCGTTCACCCGCGGGATCAGCGGCACGAAGTTCTCGACGACGAGCTGGTCAGCCTCATTGCGCAGCGCCTCCCCGAGGCGCGAGCCGTCGCGGGTGATCTCCGCCAGGAAGGGGTCGGGACCACCTGGCACGAGCCCACCGTCGAGCACGAGCGGCGGGTGGTCACCGAACTGGATGAGGGACCACCCGCTGCCCCGGATCTCGCGCGTCGTCTTCTGCTGGTCGCCTCCGCCGTCGACCGCGAGCACCTTCACGAGAGGCCCCGAGCCTCGCGGTCAGCCGCCTTGCAGTGCAGCACGACCGACTCGACGAGTGAGCTGCGCGTACCCGACGGCCCAGTCAGAGCGCGGATCATAAGCCACGGCGCTCGGGGGTCACCGCTACCATCTGTCCTGCTCGGCACCGACAGGACGCTGGTCACCTCCCAGAGCTTCGTGCTCGTCGGGTAGCGCACGACGTCGTCCTTCTCGATCTCAGGCATCATTGCCCCCTTCTGCAAGAATCGTTCGCAGCTCATCGAAGTTCGGCTCCCAGCCCTCGTTGTCGCGCAGCCACTCACGTACGCGATTGACCCGTTCCTGCTCAGCGGCGAGTTCGGGAGCGATGAGCTTACCCGTCTCGTGGTCGATCGTCTTTCCGATGGTCGAGATCGGGTGCTTGCGACCGCACATGCACTTGTGAGTGCGTTCAGCCATTGTCGGCCTCCTTCTTCATGGTGCGTTGCTGGTACAGGATGGTGCCGAGCGAGATGCCGGTCAGCACAGAGAGGAGCTTGGTGGACGTCCCGGTGGCGACGACTCCTCGAATCAGCGTGCCGCGTGCGGGATCTTCGAGGTTGCCGGTGAGCTGGAGGATGACATCGAGTGTGGCGACGTCGAGCTTACCCGAAACTTCGCTCCGCCTTCCACTCTTGCGATGAGAAACGAACGCCCGAGAGAATCCGGTGAGGCTGGCGATGTGCGTCGGGCTCCAGAAGTTCTGCTCGGAGAACTTCTCGACCTGCTCGATGATCCACTCCTTGCTCTTCTGGTTCGAGCGGACATCGTTGCGCAGCACGATGGCTTCCATGACACGTCGCTGATGGTTCACAGCACTGCCTCCAGGAATCTCTGCTTCGACGTTGGGTCGATCTGTGAACGGATCGCACCCGACATGACGGCACCCTCGACAAGCTGAGCGAACTCGCCCGGCTTCTTGTCCATCTTCGAGTATGCCTCTTCCCACTTCACCCAGCCACCCTTGCGGATGCAGATGTCGACGAGCTGGTTCATGTCCTTCTTCCAGTACGACTCACTGACCATCGTGGATGACTTCACCATGTCGGCAGCCCATCCGTTCAGGTAGCTGATCGCCACGAGCGCGTCGTCGAGTGTCACCTTGTCACGCTTGTCCGCCATTGCCAAGAGGGTTGCGGCCTTGATCGCGGACTTGCCCATGCGGTCGAGCGCGGCCTCCAGGATCTCGGCACGCTCGTGATTGCGAACGGACTCGCCGAGATCCCAGTTGGCGTCGTTCCACCGCTTCCATGCTTCGTCGGTCCACCGGATCGAGATGGTGACACGGTCGGGGCTGAGCTTCGCCCAGTGGGTCCGCGCCAGCATGAGGTTCTTGATCAGGGACAGGTAACCGGGGTCGCCACTGATCACTTCGTTCAGCGGTGCCTGGTCGAGCCATTCGCTCTCGCGAGTGCGGGGCGGTGCCTCGCCGATGACGTGGATGAAGCGAGCCAGGAATCCCTTGCGGAAGTCGTCGATGGTCAGCACTTCGGTCACCTGCGAGACGATGCCCATGAAGAACAGGACGAAGTTCACTTCGGCCGACTGTGCGTTCTGCACGTCACCGCTCGCGCGCTTCTTGCCGGAGACCTCGCCGTCGTACAGCGCGGTGAGCACGTCGTTCAGGCCGGCCATGTAGTTCTTGCCCTTGACCTCACTGAACATGCCCTGCACCTCGTCACGGTGAATCAGTGACGACTGTCGCGGCTTCTCCAGGAGAGCGTTCTCCAGACCTTCCGACGTGAAGTTCGAGCCCTCGTCGTACTGATGGGTCGAGTTCTGTAGCCCCTTGATGATCTTCAGCATGAGGTTACGCGACGTCGACTTGCGAGCACGAGTCGTCTTGCCCATGACCAAGAACCACAGGTTCAGTCGCAGCTTGCCGAACTTCGGGTGAGCGTGACCGTACTCGCCAAACACGAGCGAGAGGATCGTGAAAATGCTGGCGATGTGATACACCGGCGCAGCGTCGGTCTTAGACGTTGCCCAGTCCACGTAGTCGTCGATGATCGTGTGAAGCGAGTCGACTCGTACGTGCTCCTCTTCGGTGAGCAGGTCGATCTCAAAGTCGGGCACGGCCACCGTTTGCGGCATGTCCATCGAGGGCGTGACAGCCGCGATCTCGAACGTCGAGTTCGATGCGTCGTATGTCGACGCCATGTGCGTAGTCGTGCGCATCCCGTGCGTCTGCTCCGCTTTGTAGACGTCGCGCCACAGGTCTAGGTCGGGGTTCGGCCTCGGGGTGTATCCACCCTTGCCGTCTTTCACTCCACGAGCGAACTTGTTGCAGGCAGACTGACGAGCAACGACGAACACCTCGGGGGCCGAGAAGCCCATGCGGAACATCTCGTTCTCCAGCATGAAGAGGCGCTCATCCCAGCCGGACGATGTGCCGAAACCGGTCGGCTCCTCCGTGAACAGCTTCAGGAGATCCTGTCGGCCACCGAGCTGCGCCAGCACAGAGGTGATGTCGGGGAGGTCGGCCGGAAGCTCATCGAGCGAGACGGCTCCGACATAGGAGGAGTTCTCCGTCTTCGGGTATGCCTCTTCGAGCTGCTCGATGGTGTACGTGTGCCCGTTGTCCACCCACTCGATGCGGTGGGCTCCGCCGCCCTTGGTGTTGAGCGTGCCGGGGATGCGAAGGATCTGCGTCGAGTCGTATCCGCCCGGGTCGGTGCCGCAGTGCTTGTGACCCTCCACCATGTCGTCGTGCATCGAGCTGTCGTGGCGGTGCGCCGCGCTGATCTCGAACCCCACGCGCTCCAGGCGCTGCGGGTCCACTTCGCCCTCGGTGATCCAGTAGTCGTGCTGATGACCGGGCGACGAGAAGACTGTGATCGAGGGAGGCAGTCGGTAGCCACCGGTCTTCGATCCGTCCACGCCGTCGTTGTCGACGTACGCCGCGCGCTGCGCGATGCGGTCAGTGGAACGACGCGTTGCCGACTTGTAGAGCGGGACTGCGAAGTAGAGATCCTCTTCGAGTCGCAGGCTCATGTAGCGGCCGATGCGATCACGTTCGAGCGGCCAGCGGAACTCCTTCGTGTCGGACGGGTCGCCGGTGCGATTCCCCGCCTCGTCTTGTCGCTTCTGCTGGAACTGAACGTAGTGGTTGTCGTTCTGTAGGCCCCAGACGCGGTCAAGGAAATCGAGCTGCTCCACGCCGCCTCCTCTGTGTGTGGTGGTGTTGCTGGTACGGGGAGAGCCCCGCGAGCATGGCTTTACCCACGGGGCTCTCTGTGCTGCTCAGCGGCGCAGCTACCGCATCTGGTGACGACCCTGGGTTACCAGGGGTTCTGGCCGGCCTGCTGGACCGAGCCGCCGAAGCCGCCCTGGGCGGGCGCCTGCTGCTGTCCGGGCTGGGGAGCCGGTGCGGCCGGGGCCGGGGCGAACGCCGTCTGGGCTGCCTGCTGGGGGAAGCTCTGCTGGGCCGGGGGGAACCCCGTGACCTGGCCGGGGAACGCGGTGCCCGAGGTGAAGCCACCCTGGCCGACCTGACCGCCGCTGGCCTGGTGCTCGCCCATGATCTTGTCGATGGACCGCTGCTTCACGTTCGTCGGGGTGAACGTCGGCATGGCCTCCTTGGCGGAGAAGTAGCCGGTGATCCGGTTCGACGAGAGCATCCGGGGGCTGCCGTCCTGCTCGTAGTTGGGCTCGCCACCCTTCTTCTTCGACCAGAACATCTCTTCCTCGACGCGGATGAAGACGCGCTGGCCGACGAGCTCCTCCTTCGAGGGGAGCGCCACCCAGCGACCACCCTTGCCGTCGGGGTTCTTCTGGTAGTACTGGTCGATCGTGCCGAGCGCGGTGGCGATGTCGTAGATGCGGAAGATGGTCTTCTGCACGAGGCCGACGAACGCGTCACGGACGTCGACACCGTCGAAGGGTCCGCCGTCGATGCGCACCTTCAGGTCGTAGAACGGACCGTCCTTGTTTTCCTTCAGCTCGCAGTCGAAGATCGTGCCGGGGTAGATCCCGTCGGTGACCTGCGTGTGGTTGTTCTCGTTGGCGGTCCAGTCGGTGTCGCCGAACTGGCCGGGAAGTGTGAGGGGTGCCATGTTGTTCTCCTAGTTGCTCTGTGCGGTGGTGGGGATTCCGGCTTCGATCAGCTCGAAGATGCCGGGGATGGTGGGGTTGTCGATGGACGACGGCAGGAACGACTCGTACCGGTTACCCGTGACGTTGCCCTCCTGCTGGCCGACCTGCAGCGTGCGGACGCTCTGGCCGGTGTTCGGGTCGGTCTTCACGGTGAGGTGGCCGATGATGTCGAAGACCTGGCCGAGGCTCTTGACCGATCCACCCTGGAGGCCGAAGTTGGTCATCCACTGAGCGGTGCGGTCGTTCTTCTCGGTCGTCTCGTGGATCAGGAAGATGACGAGGAAGGGCGCGTTGTGCAGCTTCCATGCCGTCTTCTCGGTCCAGTCGCCGACGTCGCCCCACGCCTTCTGCGTGTTCGACGCGCCGACCGCGAGCATGTGATCGCGGGCGTTCTTCTGCATCTTGTCGTAGGTGTCCACGATGACCACGCCGTAGTTGTGCGGCACGGTGAGCAGTTCGTTGACGACCTGCTCGAACGCGATGTGGTTCGCGATCGGCACCTGATCGACGTTCGGGTAGGCCGACGCGATCGAGGCCGTGCCAGACTCGGCTTCGAGGATGAGGACGCCCTTGCCGGCAGCGCGGAGGCCCGCGATCTCGTAGGCCGATGCGGCGAGCGTGGTCTTGCCCGCCTTCGGCTTGCCGACGATGCAGATGCTCTTCGGCCGAGTCATGGTCGACACCGGCTTGATCCACTGCTGGAATGAGAGTGCGCCCGGCATGGGCGGCGCGGGCGCCTGCTGCTGCGGGGCGACGGGTGGTGCCTGCTCGGGCTGCGGCTGAACCGCGGGCTCGTCAGGCACGGGCGGTGTCGTTCTCGACGATGTCCGTGACCTGATGCGTGGTCAGGGCGGGCTCGCCGTGGTGGTCGACGAACTCCTTGTTGGCGGCGACGGGGCTCGCGGCCTCGATGACCTCGGACTGACCGGAGCGACCGGTCACTTTGAAACGCTTCGCGGGCATGGTTGCCCCCTTCTCTTGTGTGTGGTAAGTCACCCGAAAAATCCGGGGTGGCAGGTGTTGCAGGAGGAGTCCGACGGCAGCTCGTGGTGCCTGCCAAGCTGAACCCACTGGTAGACGCTCGTGACCCTGTCGATGATCTGCTGGGCAAGATCGGGGTTGTACTCCCACTCGTAGCCCCACAGATCGTCGACCCCGAAGGCGTCCCGTGGAATGAAGACTAGCACGCCCGTGGACCTATCGTAACCACTCAGGCGGGCTCCGTGGAGGTACATCGTGAGCTGCCCGAGGTAGCTGGGCGGTGGCCCCTGGATCTTGTAGACCTTCACCTTCTTCTTCGACGTCGACTTCCAGTCGCCAATCACCTCCTTCGTGATGACGTCGAGGCTGCCGTAGATGTCGCCGTAGCCGGGGATCGTGCAAATGAAGACCTTCAGCTCGAAGACTGCTCCGCTATCGGGGCCGAACATCTCCATCGCCATGTCGTTCTTGCCGGGGATCGGCCGCATGACGACGGTCGCGAGCTTCTCGATCAGCGTGTGCATCGCTGTCCCCAGCCAGGGAAACATGCTGAACTCGCGCTCCGGCTGATCGCCGGCCATCTTCCGACCGAGACACTTCAGGCACGGGTCCGCCATGTCGGACGGGCCGATGGTGCGCTGCTGATCTCGCGCCGTCTCGGTGACGATCAGCTCACGAGCGGCTCGCATGAACCGCTCGAAGTCGAGGCTGCCCATTAGAGCTGGGACGCTTGCTTCAGCGTCTCCGCCACGGCCCACCGGAGCGAGTCGACACCCTGCGGCAGCGCACCGAGCTTGACCAGCGCCTCCTGCACGCCGGGCAGCACCTGGTCGACCGTCGGCCCAGTCGGCAGCGGGTGTCGCTCTTCGGTGACCGTGACCATCGTCACGCTCTTGACGACGGCCTGCGGCTGGTAGGCAGGATCGCGCAGCTCTTGCAGGCTGGCGACGAAGTCGTACGCCTCGTCGGCCGTCGGGAAGGTGGTCTCGATGTCGGTGGGGATGCACTCGATGCGCCACACCTCGACTTCTGAAATCAGGTTAGGCGTTGCCATGCATGTCCTCGATTCTGGCGATCAGATTGTTGATCGCAACTCGTTGTGCGGTGACCCTACCAGGGACGAACATCTCGCCGTAGAAGGATGCTCCCGCGAATTGGTTCTTGCCGTCGAACGTGACCGTGCCGACCTTCATGTTGTTCGCATCCCGCAGCTCGAACGTCTGGCCGGTGAACTCGTGGTTACCCAGCATCGTGACGCCCGTGCCATCGAGCGCATCCCAGACCTGATCGTAACCGGACGGCTTGCGGACTGCCCCGCGGCTGTTCTTCCGCGAGTGATCGTACTCTCTCCCGTCTGTGCTCACGCGTCCACCGCCGCCTGCTGGATGCTCGGGAAGGGCTGAAGGGCAGGGGCCGGCTTTGGCTCGGGCTTCGGCTTGACCTCGCGCGGGCGGGTGGGAGCCTTCTTCGGGGCCGGCTTCTTGACGGGCGCCGGGCGCACCGCCTCCACGACGGCAGGCTCGGCCTCGACCACGGGCGCAGCGCGCAGCGGCTTCACGATGAGGTCCGTCAGCACAGAGGCTGCGAGGTAGACGGCCCACGGCATGATCCCGGCGAACCCGATGCCACCCCAGAACGCGAGCGGGTCGGGGTTGGCGAGCGCGGCGACGTGCACGATGTTGCCTGCGCTGCTGATCGCGGTGAAGACGATGGTCCCGAGGATGGCCTTCTTCACCTTGGCCTTCTTCCGCTCGTCGTAGCGCAGGATCACCTCGGCCGTCTTGTAGACGATGATCGCGAGGTCGACGGCGAGTGGGAGCGCCCAGTACAGGTAGGGCGGGAGCCCCAACCAGGGCGCGACGGCGTAGAGCCCGCTGAAGGAGACGATCGACGCGAACACGAACAGGCCGAACACTGCGCCGGTGACAGCGTAGAGAAGCCATGGCGCTCCGGCGCTGACGCGAGCCCCGGCTTGCGTCTTAGGGGATCTCGGGGACGTGCTCATGTTCTCTCCTGAACTCTTCGACGGTGGCCGGCATGGGCATCGGCCCGATGAAGACGCTACCGTCCTCGGTGTCTGCGACCTCGCGCTCTTTCGGCTTGCCCGGCATCGAGTGCTTCTCGCACGGGCGTTGGCCGAAGCCGTAGCCGTCGTTCCGGCAGTACGGGTCGGTCGAGATCATCCCGGTGAGGTAGTCCTGGGGGCACGAGCAGCAAAAGCAGTTCGTGCGCTCGAACGTGGACGGGAACGCGTGCACGAGTCGGCTCTCGATGCCCTGGGGCGTGGTGACGACCTCCGTCCACGTGACCGACCCGTCTTCGTGGCCGACAGCGTCGATCTTCTTGACGCGGTTCACTCGATGATCTCCCAGCCCTCGTCGGTGCGCTGGATCTTGTCGCCGGGCTTCAGCGTGAGCGCGTTGGTGATCGTGTCGAGATCGAGCCAGGATGAGCCCTCGCCGAACATGGTGTCGGCTTCCTCGTGTCGGATCTTGCCGGTCGCGTACCTCCTGCGCAAGCTCAGCACTTCCTGGTCTTTTGCATCCACCTCGTCGACCAGCTTCTCTGCGCTAGCCTCGGTGCCGGTCCATTTCAGAAACGTGGGGTCATCCATTAGTCCTCCTGAGTGATGAAGTTGCAGTAGTAGTCGCCGAGACCATTCTCCAGATACCGGCCACCCTTGTCTTCGCAGAGCTGCTTTAGCGCCGCCTGCTTGACGATGTTCTCTTCCGTCTCTTCGCCGCATCCAGAAACGAACACGATAATGAACGCCACGACGACCGCTGCCGAAAAAAATCGACGGCGGATCTTCCCACGCGGGCTCATCTCCAGCTCGCAATCGGAACGTCGGGCGCGGCAAGCGCGAGCGCCGTCACGAAGATCGCGATAGCGACGCCGACGATGACGGCGTCCCAGTCGTCCTCGTTCATGAAGTAATCTTCCGGTTTGCGACGTCGAGGATAACGGACATCGCGAGTGAGGTGGGCGTGTCGGCCCTGTTCTTCTGAAGCGCCGCGCGCACCTGCGCCTCGGTGATCGGCTCGGGGGCGACCGTCGGCGGCGTCGTCTCCCACTCGCCCATGAGGTCGCGCGCCTCTTCGTCGGTGTACCGGTCGCCATGCTCGTCGACCCAGTGACGGCGCGGACCACCGCCGAGGGTAAGCCGAAACATCGTGCGCGGCTGATCGCGACCGCCGTAGATGGTCGTCCCGGGCTCGGTCGGCAGGGGCGGGGGCGGCGGGGTGGTGAGGCCGTCGGGCAACAGCGGGCCTAGCACCTTTGCCGCCGACGGGTACCAGTCGTTCACGCGCTGCCACGCTTCGCGCTGCTCGTCGGTGAACTCGCTCACAGCCCGGCCTTCTTCGAGATCTCGGTGATGACGCCACGGTCGCTCGGGGAGAGCTGGACCAGTCGCTCCTGCGTCTCCACCTTCTTCTTCATCGCGTACCGCGCCGACTGGATGAGCTGCTCCGCGATTCGCATCGCCTCGTCGGGCGTCACGCGGGCGACAGCGCCGGGGCGGTTCTTCAGCCAGTCGATGCCGAAGGTGATGTCGACCATGCCGGGGACATCTTCGCGACGTCGGGTGCGCTCGTCGAAGTTCTCGGACGTCTTCGCGTTCATGAACGTGATGCTCTTGTCGGCCATGATGCCTCCTCTGTTTGTGTGGTGTGGGCCGGGCGGGAGTCGAACCCGCGTCCTCTGCCTGTGTTGCGGCGCGCTCCAGTGCTCTACCTCTGAGCTACCGGCCCGTTTGGCGGGGCACCCGTTCCACGGGGTGCCCCTTGCTCGTTCGAGTGCGAGTCGTCAGACATAGGTGCACTATCGGAGAGCCAAACCGTCTACCCGCGATGACGCGGAGAGCTTACTTGAACGTGACCTTGCGGTTGCCCTCGTCGTAGAACGCCGACGCGGCGTCCTCGCCGAGGATGCGCTTGATCGCGGGGCGGTCCGGCGTGATCTTGTAGAGGTCGCGGTTCGGGTACACGACCTCCTCACGCACGACGTCGTTGCCGGCCGTGGTCTGGCCGACGACCTTCCTCGTCTCGGAGTAGTCGTAAGGCTTCTCGACCAGGAACTTCGCCTCGTTGAACTGCGGGTTGCGGCCGATGAGGATCTTGCCGCCGTCGCCACCCTTGCCGGCCGCGTTCTGGCCGTAGTCCAGGGCGCGGGCGCGCTCCGTGAGCTTCGCGAGGCGGGCCTCGATGTCCTCCTTCGTGGCCTTCAGGAGGACGGCCTCGTCGCGGATCGAGTCGATCTCGTCCTGCGTCAGCTCGACGGCCTCCGTCTGCTCGCCGCCCTGCGCCGCGATCTGCTCGTCGATCTTCAGCTCGGCCGGGAGCTGGAGCCCCAGGTCGACGCCGGTGGCCTCGAAGCCGAACTCCTTCAGCGCGTCGAGGTTGTCGTTGGTGATGGTCTTCGTGTCAGCCATGGTGGCCTCCTTTTGTTGGTGTGCCGGTGTGGTAGGGCAAGATTAGCCTACCGGGATGGAATGTCAAGCCTGAGCTTTCAGGCCCTGGCGAAGCTCCTTGCGCTCCTGGCGCTTGCGAGCGATGACCTCTTCTTCGATGGTGCCACGCGTGATGATCTGCCACGTCTGGTTGCGACGCTTCTGACCCGTGCGGCGCAGACGACCGATGGCCTGCACGTTGAACACGTCGTCCTCTTCCCACGACAGCCACACCTCTCGGCGTGCCTTGTGCTGAAGCCCGTCGGTGCCCTCGGCGATGGAACGGATGGTCGCGATAATGACGTTCGGTCCGTCGTCGGTGCCGAAGCGCGCCTTCAGGTCGTTGCGCTCCGTCGTCTTCAGGTCACCCGTCCACGCCTCAGCCCGGATGCCGGGCACCTTGTTGGCGCGCGTGGTGGCGGCGAGAGCGGCGACCTTCGAGTGCGTGAACACCAGCACAGGGTCACCGGGCTCGACGATGTCGGCGAGCAGGTCGTTGAGAATGTCGAGCTTCGACGATTTGGCGTCGGGCAGCATCGTGACGGAACCGTCGGCGGCGATGGTCGGCTGCGCGAGCGCGACCTGGCGGAGGCGCACGTTCTTCACCATCTTGTTGGCGATGACACTGGGGGTGCGGACACCCTCTTCGTTCTCGACCCAGAATGCGGGTGCGTCGGACTCGATCTGCTTGTAGACCTTCGCCTGCGACGGTGCCATGTCGACGTAGATCTCGATGGGCTCTTCGACGGGCGGCAGCGTTGCGTTGACGCCGTTGGGGTGCCACTCGCAGCACCGCTCCTCTTCCAGGTGCTGAATGTAGCAGGGCACCTCGGAGATGACGGACCCGGGCTGCTTCTCGGGGCCGATGATGTAGTCCTCGCCGAACCCGGAGAAGAAGGGGTTGATCGTGAGGATGAAGTGACGGCGGAGCCATGAGCGGAAGTCGTCGACGCCGGGCCTGCCCATGTAGAGCGCGAACCGCTCGAACACATTGGCGTTGCGGTGATCCTTGTTGCCGTACCAGATCCAGCGCAGCACGTTGTAGAGCCCGTGCATCTTATTGCGGGCGGGCGTGCCGGAGAGCCCGATGCGGAACTGCGTGTTCAGACGCCAGACGGCCTTCGCGGTGGCGGTGCCGTGACCGGCCATGCGGTGCACCTCATCCAGGATGGCCCCGGTGATGCCCTTGAACAGACGCCAGTCCTGGCGGCGCATGAGTTCCCACCCGACAAGGTGGATGCTGAAGCCGTCGCGCGCCTCTTTCAGGTCGATGAGACCCGTCTTGTTCTTGGTGTTGATGACGTGCACCTCGGCGTCGGGCGCGAACTCTGCGATGGTCTCGCGCCACTGTTCGATGGTGTGCAACGGTGCGACGACCAGCCAGACGCCACGGTAGACGGCCATCGTGGCAACGCCGGTGCCGGTCTTGCGCGAACCCAGGCACCCGGCGTAGAGTACCTGACCGTCGTTCTTTACGATCTGCTCGACGTCATGCTTCTGGTATTCGGCCAACGGGCGACCGGGAAGGTTGTCGAGTGTCTCGCGAACGTTCATACTGACCAGCTACCTACTTCTTCTCCGCAGTTCGTGCATGTCTCGGTGTACGTTGCACCGCCCGGACGCACGCTCTCGTGCGTGGCGGTGCGTCGCCCGCATTCGGGGCAGGTGTCTTCCGGCTGCTCGATGAGCGGCACTTTGAGCCCGCCACCATCGAACTCTTGGATATGATCGGTGACCCAGAACGCCATGTCCAGAGCACTCGCGTAATGCGCGCGCTCCGACCCGTACTCCTGAATCTCGAACATGAGATAGGGCATCGTCGGGTCCTTCTTGATCCTGAATCGTCTCGCCATGATTGCCTCCAGTGTTGTGTGTGGTTGTGGGCAGGAGGGGAATCGAACCCCTCGGTACGGCCGAACCCGGCTGCCCTCTGTGCTACTGCTCGATGAGCCGTGCTCTGGCGACGCCGACCGGCTCATCGACGCCGGGGTACGTGACCTTGACGTACTCCAGAGTGACGAACTCGACGATAGTGACCGGCTTCAGTGTGCCGCGCACGTCGAGCAGAACTTCCTGACCTTCTCGCATGTTACCTCCTCCGACAGAACAGTAGCCCGGCGAACAGGATGATGCCGAACGCGCCGCCGATGAGCCATCCCAGCGCGCCGGTCAGCTCGTACGGGCTCACGAAATGGCGGCTTGCACGTCGGGCAGGCCCCAGAGCTTCAGGGCGAACAGGGGGTCGTCCTCGACGTTCTCCGTCAGGTCACCCGTCCAGGCCGTGATGTCGCCGTCAGCAGTGAACGTGACCGTGCCGTTGACGTTCTCACCCAGGTCCGGGTGGGAGTACTTCTCCAGCGTCACGATGTAGCCGGTCTCGCCCATCTTCGTGACCGACAAGCCCGCCAGTTCGGCGGTGATGCGCTCGGCGGCGGCGGGGTCGGCTGCCGTGGCGATGCCGGTGCGCTCGACGTGCTCGGCCAGCCGGGCCTTCGTCACCAGCCGGTGAGTGCCGGCGTACACCTCCGTGATGGCCCGCTGCGAGAGACCGTGCGTCGAGTGTGCGAGGTAGATGAGCGCGTTGGTCTTCTCGCGCTTGACGCGGATCTTGTCAGCGACCGCGCGTCGCACCTCCATCTCGGCGTCCAGCTCGGTCTGCTTCTCGTCGTGTGCCGCGCGCCGGATGGCGTCGAGTATGTCGAGCTGCGGCTGCGTGAAGGCTTTCCTAGCCATTCGCGTCCTCCTCTTCGTCTTGGTCGAGCCACCAGTCGATGTGCTCGATGATCTCTTGCAGGGTGGGTGCGTCGTGGTCCCACGTGAAGTCTTCGTACACCCCGCTGACGTAGAGCTGCACTCCACGCTTCCCGTCGCCGAAGACTTTGCACCGCACCCCGCGATGCAGGATGACGACCGTCGTCGGTGCCGACCTGTGCCGCGTGAAAGCGACTCGGGTGCGGCTCACGAGTAGTCGCTCTCGTCCTGCCGGTAGCCGGAGCGGGGGGCGAACGTGAGCGGGTTGGAATCGCCGCCCTCGTAGGCTGCTCGGTCGTCCAGGTTGAATCGCTTCCCGCGCGGCCCCTTCCACGGCTTCGGGTCGAGCGGGATGTTTTCGTGGGCCGCGTACTTCAGCGCCATGGCGCGCGCGTCGGACGCGGTGCGGAAGACGGAACCCGACGTGTCGTCGAAGCCCGGCGCGAGGTAGGTGTCGATCTTGTCGAGCGTCGAGTGGTAGCGCAGGATGGCGTGAAGGGTGCCGATCCGCGTCGGCTGCGCGACGATGAAAAGTGCGCCACCCTCGATGGGGAACGGACGCGCCACGGCGCGCCACTTGCGCGGCATGTGCTTGGTAATGCGGGACCAGTCGATCTTTTCGGGCATGGGTGCCTCCAGGGTGAGTCCAGTGAATCCAGTGATGAGCGATGAGGGGGTGAGCTTCGCCAGATCAGCGGCGGTCGGTAGCGGGCTGCCAGCAGGCAGAAAGTACAGGTCTCCACTCATCGGAGCAGGCTGTTCAGCTTGGCGTGGTCGCCGTTGCGGTACGCCTCGGTGGCCTGGCGAAGGATCTCGACGGCGTTCTCGTCGTTCTCCGGGTCACCCTCGTAGATCGTGGCGTCGTTCAGCATGACGGTGATCGTGCCTGTCCACAGGTTCGTGTCGATGAGCACGGTCGAGTTGGACACGTCGACGTCGAGCATTCCCGGCTGCTCATGTGCGGCGTCGTCGGTGGGGTCGTCGGGGCGGGCGGCGTTGTCCACGCTCGCGTCCGGCAGGGGCTGCGGCGTCCAGTCGCGGACTCGGCCGGCCACCAGGATCGCGAGATCGTCGCCGCTCATAGGCCACTCACCCGGCAGTGCTGCCACTTCCGACACGGTGGCGTGCGTAGCCACCGCTGCGACTGCGGTCGCGTGCTGCTCGACCCGCCCCGTTTCCAACTCACGCTCTTTCGTTGCGTCCATTGCTCTCGTCCATTATCTGTGCGGGCGACAAGTGGCAGTAAAGACACTCGTCGCGTTGGTCTCTGTGATTAAAGATGATTCGGTGCGTCCGACGGTACTTCCACACCGCCTGGCAGTAGTAGTCCGACGGTTCGTCGGCCATGGCTTACAGGCGGAACCGTGCGACGACGCGGGCTTTCGTCGTGTCGTCGTGGTCGGTGAGCCAACCGGCCAACTGGTCGGCCACCTCGTCGTGAACCTCGCGCGCCCGTCGTTCGGGTCGCGTCGTGCGTCGTGCGGTGCCGTCTTCGGCGCGGACGGTCTCTGCGATTGCGGTTGCCATGGTCCTACTTCTTTCCAGCGCGGTTGACGTTCTCGATGATGGATGCGGCGGCTGCCGCCCTCTGTGCTGCCTGCGCCTGTCGGCGCTCCCGCTGTTCACGGTCGGCGGCGTTACGTGCACGTCGCTCTCGGTCGGCGTCGTGCTGCGCGGCGCGTGCCAGCACAGAGGGGTCGCTCGCCCGGCGTTCTGCTCGGTTGCTCATTCGTCGCCCCCGGTGAGTTCGGTGACCAACTGCCGCTCTTCCTCTTGTTCGATCTCCTCTTCCAAGATGTCGCTATCCATCGTCGCCCACTCGTCGAACTCTTCGGTGGGCGTGCCGTCGGCGTCGAAGAACTTCGGGTCGGTCAACATCTCTTCGGGCACGTCCAGTTCGTACACCTCCGTCACGCGGGCGGTGTAGGTGCGGGCGTAATTGCGTCGTACGGTTGCCATTAGTTGCTCTCCGTCATGCTTGCGAGGTAGGCGTTTGTGACGCCGTCGGTGTGGTGTTCGGTGAGGTACGCGACCGCGTCGGGCAGCCACGCGAATTGCGCGACGTCCACGCCGTCTATGTTGACTTGCCAGCGCATTAGATGAGCGGGCGTGCGGCGCGCACGATGTCGTCGAGCAGGGACAGGCGCGCGTCGTCGTGAGCTTCATACTCAGACACGGGGGCATCCACGTCGCCGTCGCCGTACTTGTCGGACCAGGCTTCCATTCGCGCGTCGTACTGTGCGATGAGCGCCCCCAGCTTCGCCGGTGCTTCAGCGCGGGCCGTTGCTTTCGCTTCGGCTTCGATCCGTGCGGCAGTGAGCGCGTCCAGCTGCTCTTTCGTGACGCTGATGTCTTCCAGCGCCGCCTCTCGCGCCAGTTCGGTGCCGTAGTAGCCGTAGCTCTCGACGGTCACAGTCCAGGCGTACGTTCCGTTATCCGTCGTGGCGTCCAGGTCGACAGGCTCGTCGTGGCTGAGGCGCGTGGGGTTCACCGCGTACCCGATCCCGTATACGTCGCCGTCGATGTAGGCGCGCCACGTGTCGCGGTCGCTCTGGGTGTACTCGTCGGACGTGCCGGTGCCGCCCGTGACCTCACGGTGAGCCGGGGTGTCGAGGATGAGCAGGTAGTCACCCTGCATCGACCCGGGGAGCTCGTGCACGGTCACGCCGTGGAAGATCGACAGGTAGCGGACGGCGCTCGTTGCGTGCCGACCCCACTTATTCCATGCCCGCTCGACCGCCTCGGCGGCGTCCTCGTCATCGAACACACCACCCACGAATGACAGGCCCCAGCCCGCCCATTTTCCACGGTGCAACCAGTACGCGGGCGCGTACGCGTCGCCGTCGGGGCCGTTGTCGGTGCTGGTCCGCTCGATGACGGCCAACAGGCGCAGGTCGTCGGTGGCGCGGAACTGGCGGTCACCCGCGAACCCGTAGGCGCCGGGGGTGTCGTGCCAGTTGGTGTTGATCCGGTCGTACTCAGGGCGGGGCCGGTGGTAAGCGGTCTCGTTGCCGTCGCTCTCCTCCACGCTGAACGGCGTGGGGTAACGCTTCCCGGTCACGGTTCCAACCATGGGCGTCGGGTCGTCGTTCGTCGCGGTGGTGTATTCGGTCATGGCCTGCGCTCTCTGTGTGTGGTGTGGTCGTGCGAGTGCCCCGGGCGCGCGGTGAGCGCGCCTAGCCGGTCTGCCGGCCGGGGCTTGGTGCGGGTCTAGCGGAGCGGGATGGATGGCTGAAGCATGACGACGTACGACGTCGAGTCGTATTCGGGGAACGTCATCACGACCGGCTCGCAACCCGTGCGGGCGCTGTCTCGAGTCGTCGGGGCGACGGTGCCGAAGCGCCAGGTCATCGGGGTGTTGCGCGAGTGCTTCAGCTTCGCCACCTTCGCCAGCTTCGCGATGTCCAGCACCGGGTTCCCGTCCAGCTCGGCGATTGCGTCCAGCTCAGGGATGAGGCGCCCGACCGGGGGAATGTTGCCAGGGATGGCGGTTCCCATGATCGTGCCGCCGCTGTGCGTCGCGGTGAGCGTGACCGTTCCGAACGGGCGGTGAGCGGCGTCGCCCGATCCTGCCGGTTCGCTCACCTCCAACTCGACGGTGCCGGTCGTCTTCGACAGCGCCACGACGAACTCGGCGGGGAGCATCGTCTGGGGCATGTTGCCGTCGTGCGGGAGCGTCACGATGGCGCGTCCGACCATGTACCGGTCCGTGCTGACTGCGGTGAGCGTGTCGTCTTCCACGCGGACGGCGACACCTCCCAGGATCGGGGTCATCTGAGCATCCTTCTTGGTCGCGGCGAACACGAGGACGTTGGCGATGGCGCGGACGGCTTCGGGGGTGAGCGTGGTCATGGTGTGTGGGTGCTTTCTGTTTGGTGGTGGTGGTGGTGGTGGTGGTGCTAGTTGGCGGGCAGGTGGGCGACGGCCCACCCGGCAGGCTCGTCGTGCTGCTCTCCGGTCTCATCGTCGATTACCTCCACGGTGCAGAGCACGTAGAGGCCGGGCTGCGCCAGCACGTCTTCTGCGAGCTTGCCGCCCAGGTATTCGCTCGCGTGCATCACGGCCCCGCGGTAGCCGTGCTGCCCGGTGTACCCGTGGAGAAGGGTCCAACCGTCGTCCAACCCTTCCACGTCCGCGCCCGGCGTGTCGTCGGTCGTCTCGACGTGGTACAGCGTCTCCGGTGCGAGTGTGTCGTGGTCGTGGCTCACAGTGCCGTCGGGGTGCACTCGGAACGGGGACCCGAACTCCGTCCAGGCATTCAGGTCGTCGGCGGTGATGGCTTCGCGGTCGCTGCTCATTGGTCTGTGCTTTCTGTGCGGGGTTGGTAAGGGCTGGGGTACTACAGGGTGACGGGGGTGTAGACGGTGCCGATGCCCCACGGGACGGCGTTGCGGAGCTTCGCGCCCCGGTAGTACTTCTGCGGCACACCCGTCATGCCGTTGGCGCGGCGGGTCGCTTCCGGGGTCGGTTCGGCGGCGATGGGGCACCAGTTCGCCGGGCGGGCGACGGCGGTGGCGTACTCGACCGACTCGGGAGTCATGTTGTCGAGCCCCCGTGTTGCGGGGTCACCCCACTGCGCTCCGATGAGCGCGCCCGATCCATTCAGGCGGCTGGGGATCAGCGGCATCGTGTGGTGCGCGCCGTTCAGGCTCCGTGACCCGTCGTCGTACGTGCCGTAGCACTCCACCCCGTCGACGGTGCGCGAGTAGTGGAACCATGGCGTGCCCTCACGGCGCTGGGGTCGCTGGTCGGTCCGCTGGTCGGCGTAGACGGTGAACCCGGCGGTGATGAGCGTCCGTGCGTAGTCGGTGGCGGTCGGCGTGAACAGCGGGGGCGTCGTGGTCATGGTGGGCGC